ATGGGAATAAATGTCGTTAGCTTGTTCTCTGGTGGCGGAGGCCTTGACTTGGGATTTGTAGCAGAGGGTTATAATGTTATATGGGCAATTGACAACAACAAAAATGCTACAGAAACCTATAAGGTCAACCTCGGTGACCATATTATATGTGCAGATATTAATCAAGTTGATATTAGCAAAATTCCTCATGCAGATGTAGTCATTGGTGGACCACCATGTCAATCCTTTTCGTTAGCCGGAAACAGAAATGTAGAAGATGAACGTGGACAGCTTGTATGGAAATATATTCATATCATTGAGCAGGTGAAGCCTAAAGCGTTTGTTTTTGAAAATGTCACAGGATTGCTATCCGCAAAGAATTCTCAAGGCGAAAAAATAATAGAGTTATTAAAAATCGCTTTTAGAGAAATTGGGTATACCATTGAACAGCAAGTGATGAATGCTGCTGACTATGGTATACCACAGCGCCGCAAAAGAGTAATTATTGTTGGATTGAAAGACAATAAATTCAAATTTCCACAACCAACACACTCTGAGGATGGAAAGTTTTTAAAGCGTTATGTAAGTGTAGAAGAGGCACTTGGTGATTTGCCAGATGCTATTTCGGACGAGAATGGCGTGGTGAAATACAGTACTCCTGCACAAAATGAATATCAGGAATATATAAGAAGAAACGTGGAAATCACGGAACATTTCATTCCTAAAATGAGTGAATTGGACGAATATATAGTGAGTCATGTTAAGCCTGGCGGAAATTATATGGATATCCCGGCAGATGTTAATTCAAGTAGAATTAGGAGATTACAAAAGGATGGTGGGCATACCACTTGTTATGGAAGGCTTTTGCCAGATAAACCTTCGTATACAATAAATACTTATTTTAACCGTCCAAATGTGGGTTGCAATATTCACTATAGGGCAAATAGATTAATTACAGTAAGGGAAGCACTGAGACTACAATCTTTCCCGGATGACTACAAGATTGTTTCAAGTAGTAAACAAGGAAGGAATCTTATTGTTGGTAATGCAGTACCACCAATGCTTGCAGGCGTAATTGCTCGTGAGCTAAGAAAATACTTAGAGGAGGCGTAGGTATATGTGGATATCATATTCAGATTCAGAAGTTAATCGTTTCCATCCTATATGTGAACGTGCATTAAATTATGCACTGCGAATTATAGGAAAAGAAACGCAGTATAGAGTGTTGCACCATCAGTATACAGGCGCACTTGAGATGGACTATGTGGTGCAGAATATAGTCACAGGTAAATACTTGTGTGTTGTTGAAGTGAAAAGAACTCCGGCTGATGTGCATAGTGCAAGATATCAATTTCAGGCAATGTCTTATGTGCAGATGAATGCAGACCAGTCAGAAAAGCCGTTTTATATTTTGACTAATTTAGAGTATGCTTTTTCATTTAGATATGACGCCAACAGACCTCGTGTATTTCAGCAGATGCTTGAGCCAGGTCTCTCTCACATAGGACGATTTGACGTAGATGAAGAAGATGAGTTTGTAGAAAAACTTGCAAGATATTTTAGTGAGCGCCTTGCTGACTATACGAACAATACGTATGAATATTTGGTTACCCTGGAAGAGTTTGCAGCTCATATGGAGCAAATAAAAGAGGAGCCCAAGAGATGGAAAACGCACCTTGCTGTTCTTCTTTATGAGTATATAAGAGGTGCATTTACATTCATTAACAGAAATGAGTTAAGGGATATTAGACTTTTTAGGAACGATGTGTCAAGAATCTGTGATGAGGCTGCACGTGTAAATTTTAAGGATATTTTCAACTATTCCGATGAGTCTTTTGAAAGCACCGTGAATATCCCAAATGACACGTTGGTTGATTTGTATGATTTTGGAAATCAGAATGTTAATGGTGATTCTGTTGCAGGTATTCTTCATTCTATCGTGTCTGCTGGACATGAACATGATGGAGAAGTTCCGACAGATTTGGAATTGGCAAGAATTGTGGCTGAATTAGCAAAGTATAGCAGTGGCGAATTATCAGACAGAGATTTAGTATGTGACCCCGCAGCAGGAAGTGGAAACCTGATAAGTGCTGCAATTCCCACATATAATTTGGCACCAACACAGATTGTTGTTAATGATGTAAACAGCAAGTTGCTTGAATTGCTATCTTTGAGAATTGGTCTGAATTACGCAAACACCATAAGTCTACAAAATTCTCCGGCCATTTATAATCGTAATATTTCGGAAGTGGAACCATTGTTTTTTAATGATGTTAAGGTGGTAGTAATGAATCCACCTTTCTCTGCGGGAATAAATTGTGTTGCTCGAAAGCAACCGTTGTATAGAAGTATTAGAAGATTAACAGGAAACGAGCCAAGAACCAATGTTGGACAGATGCCCTTGGAGGCGGTATTTCTTGAGTTGCTTATCGAACTTGTACAACCTGGAACAACAATTTCCTGTGTTTTCCCGAAGACACATTTAATGGGGCGTGGTCCGGAAGCCAAGGCTATAAGACGGTTACTACTTAATCAATTTGGTTTACATTTGGTTTTCACATATCCAGGAGACGAAATATTTGATGATGTAACAAAGGATACGTGCATCCTTGTTGGTAAGGCTAAGACATCTGCTGAATATGTGAAAGTTGTATCCAGCTACGATAAAATTCCTAATATTGATATTCATAGATTTACACAGACTTTGTCAAATGATGTTGCAGATGATTTTTCACCGATGATGCCTGGAGTGGTAGCAAAGAAAGTTTCTATGCAGGAGCTTGTGGATGAAGTGGAAGATGGTTGGAGAATGCTCAACAGCGAAATGGTTGATGCAATCACTTTTGTTAAAGAGGTTTTCCAAAGTTCTGAGCAATTTGATGAATTGGTAGAACTGGATTACCCTACAAAGAGAGGTCAGGCCGGGAACAGTGGTGGTAGTGATATCATGTTCTTTGATTCAAGGGCTGACTTGTATGAGCAATTTAGTGATGCTGGTGTTGTACTTTCTGCTGGTATGCGTAATGCTAAATTGGATAGTTTTGATATTGGGTCTGGAGATAGTGATTTTTTAGATGTTTCGGATAACTCTGAAGATATAGTGGATGCCATTATTGATGCGTATAATACCCTTCCAGACAGAGAAGGCAGGCAGCAGCGTAGGAGAAAAACCAATCAGGAGTGGAAGAAAATCTTAAATAAAGAAAGTCGGGGTAGATTTCCTGCAAATTCTGTATTGATTCCGAGAGCAATTCGCACAACAGGAAGGAGTTATTTATCTCGTAACCCTGTTTTTGTTTCTACTAATTTTGTCGTTTCTTCATTGCCGTCTTTAGAAATGGCAATAATGATGTCTACATGGATGAGTACTATTTTTTATCAGCTAATATGCGAAGTTTCCTCTAAAGACCAAGAAGGTATGAGGAAAATGGAAGTTTCCGATATTGAAAAGACGTATGTTCCTAAGTTTGATAGCATAAGCAGAGAAACCATTGATGCTCTGTCGGAAGAGTGTGATGCAATTGAATTTTTAAACCTCGGAAGACCTCAAATTAGAGAAGTCGACAGAATTTGGGCAAGAGAGCTGTTTGGTGATAATGCGGATGGCTTGCTAAACAAGGCACAAAGGATGTTGGAATATCTTGCTAACAGAAGAAATCCGTAATACCAAGGGAGGGTAGATTATGGCAGCAGCACATCGTTCATTTGCTGAATATGTAAAAAAGAGATTTGATAATAATTTCTGGGCGGCTGCTGAAAGCTACCTGGAGGCAAACCTTGATTCCTTGGGTGTTGAATTGAGAAGAATTCATCGTGCCGGAGAAACGGAGATTTCAGATGTCAAGGTAGAATACGTGTGGGTTGAGGACAAGCCGGAAATGGAGATACATTTCGATGTGGCCGTTTCTATTTGGTTTGAAACCCATGAGGGAGATTACCATTACGACGATTATGATGAAAATATCGTGTGGATGATGGCTCATTGCCGTGGTGATCTGGATAAGAAACTGGATGATTTTGAAATCCTGCGGGTATCAAAATACAACGGCAAAAGCCGTGTGAAAGACCCGATGGATGATTCTCTTGTGCCGATTATCCCATATGAAAAATTGGATGATGTGGCAACAGCATTCTTGCAGGAATATTATCCGGCTGCACTTCGCATTCCAATGCGTGGTCAAGACCCTGTATGGGTTGACCCGACAGAACTTGCAAAGAACATGGGGTTAACCGTCAGAAATCAGCGTATCCGTGAAGATGGTTCTGTATTTGGACAGATTTATTTTGATGATACCGATACAGTAATGTACGATGCAAACGAGGATGCAGATGTTCCTACGCATATCAAAGGAAAAACAATTGTTGTGGACCCGCAGATTTATCTGCTCCGAAATCTTGGTTCATTTAATAATACCATTGTTCATGAGTGCGTTCATTGGACGAAGCATCGCAAGGCATTCAAACTGGAACAGCTATTCAATACGGATGCTTCTTACATTAGTTGCGAGGTTGTTGGCGACGCAGATTCCCGCATATCCATAAAATCTACAAAGTATATGGAAAAGCAGGCTAATCAGCTTGCACCGAGAATCCAGATGCCGAAGGAACCTTTTACAATAAAGGCTAAAGAATACATAGCCTATTTCATGAGACAGACCGATGCAAGGCATACGGTTGATGTCATGGAAATGGTAATCGGGGCATTGGAGCGGGATTATGGTGTTTCGAGACAAGCCGTAAAAATTCGATTGGTAGAACTTGGCTTTGAAGAAGCCATCGGCACATTTAACTATGTTGATGGACACTATGTAAAGCCACATGGTTTCCGCAAAGGTGCTATCAAAGTTAATCAGACATTTACTTTGAGTGCCCAGGACGCTGCAGTTCAGCGTTTTATGAATTTGGAACTCCGTGAAAAGACCGCAAACGGCGATTATCTTTTCGTGGATAACCATTTTGTTTATAACGCTCCCCTATATGTCGGTTATAACGAAGATGGCAAACTTGAACTGACCGATTATGCCCGAGCGCATATGGATGAATGCTGTCTTGCTTTTGATATGGAAATCACAAGCAAGGTAGAATCCACATACCATACTGCCTGTTTCCTTAATCGTGAGCCGAGCGATGTAACCTTTGATATTACATATCACAACGGATATCAAAACGCGCCGCAATCGCGCCAGGTAGAGATGAGGAAAAAGCAACAGGCTGAATGGTTGGAAATTCGCAGGCAGATGACGGATGACCCTGAACAGTGTATGGATTTATTGCTTGATTGGCGTGGAATGAAGTACACGGACCTTGGTGATGCGATTGACCGTGACCCTAAAACAATCAGCCGAACAGTGAAAGGAACAACAAATCCATCTGTTGAAACAGCGGTTCTTATTTGCTTTGGCATGAACCTTCCTCCTGTTATCAGTGAAAAGCTGTTGGATGTTTTGAATTGCAAGTTAAAGCCTATGAATCCAGATCATCAGTGGATTAGCGAGGCTTTGCACGTGAAGTATCCGGAGCAATTGTGGGCAGTCAGAGAGTATCTGGAACAGTACGGTGTAAATATTTAAAAATTTTTTCATAAAAAAACGGACATGGCGTGTCCGGTGAAATGGGGGTGACATGATGGGATTAACCATGCTTGAGATGATAGATAACAGGTTGGCGCACTTTTTTCCGCAGCCGGAATTATACGATGTTTCCCCGTTTAGCATTGAGAATCTGCGTGATTGTATCATCATGTTCATTCTTAAAGATGCGTACTATTTGACTGAGCCGAAACAATCGTTAAGAGAAAATCGAGGAACGGATGTTGACGATGTAAGAATGCGTGACAGCAGAAATATTGCATATTCTCAGCATTATCGAGACCTTCAGTATAATCATGTAAAAAATGACTTAGGTATTGAAATACCGGAGTTGCTTTCTGCGGATGTTGAAACCATGCGTGGAAAACTGCAGGGGCATAATATTACCCCGATGCAGTATTTTGAATTAAATACGCTTGCAGACTATCCACTGCTTAAAGCTATCGTAAATAAGCGAATCTGTGACGTAAAGAAAATATCCAATGCAACCTTCCTTGAATATATGCAGGATTATGATAAATTGGTAAGCCTGCTTCTTAAAAAACTGGATGGCTCGGATGAGGATGTTATTTTCGGTACAATCGCCTTGTTTACATTAGAATGGAAATATAATGTAGAACTGTTTTATTCCTGTGCAGTCAATGCGGAAGAAGTAGGGGTTCAGGATGTTCCGGTGCATCGCCTGGCGGGATTATGCGCCGAACTTTCAATGCCGTTAGCACCGGATTTTACACAGAGTCTTCATACAGAAAGTCGATTTGTCCTACACAGGCTGAAACTGGTACCAACCGTATATACCGCATCGGAATCAGATTGGGATGAAGTAAAAGATAAAATATGCCATTATCAGACGGCCAGATATTATATTGAGAAAGAGATTGTACGCAAATGGGATATGGCAGGTTTCTTTGCCCGATACACCACAAGAGAACAGTGGGCAAAATTCTTCCGGGAACACTATGATTTAAGACAAATCTACGTTCCGAAGGAATGGAATAATAAACGCATTCGCTATATGAGAAGTATTTATAGTGCGATGATTAAGAACCAACCTACACCATAATCCCGTTTTTCCGATTTTTCGTTCTTAAAAGCCTTCATAAAATTTAGATAAAATTAAGCCAGAACATGAGAGTAAATACTCTTCGTGTTCTGGCTTTTTTGCGTTTTACGGCAATTTTTAGCGGACACGGCGTGTCCATCGCAGAAAAAAATTCCAGTGTAAACTATAAATAAAAACGCCTGACATTGAGACGGGTACACAGAAATGCGTATCCATCTGAGTGCCAGACACTCAAATAAAAATTATTCCAATGCCCGAAGTGGTCGACCTTAAGGCGGCGGGATACATCAAGAGTCAAATTCACGGTATAGCCGTGGACTGACCAAAGATGTACCCACCGTGCTTTGCCGTGCCCATTTTCGGTATCAGAGTCGGTGTGTACCATCATATCGGCTCTTTTTGTGTCCCTGCCGCCTGCCTTTCGGGCGGAAAAGAAAGGCAGGGACTTTATATGAGAAAGTTCAAAACAGCGGAAGACAACCGTACAAATTACATTTATTACTTCGATGATGGTAGCAAGTGCGTAATTACGCCGGGAGAAAACGGAGAGAACACTACCATTATTTCACAGCTTCATGCAATGGATGATGCTGAAGTCGATGCTGACCGTAGAGAGGACTACCATTGCCCGGTTCATTACGAAAGTTACCACGATGGTGACGGCGATGATGCGGATGACCGCAACCCATACTTAGAAGATGAAACCTATAACCCTCTGCAGCAGATTCTTACTTCCATTGCAGAAGAAGAGCGTTCTACTCGCATGGTAAAGTTGAAGGTTGCACTTTCAGAACTTACGGACAAGCAGAAGGACACTGTTGTGAAAAAGTTCTATCGTGGGATGACAAATGTGGATATCGCAGCAGAAGAAGGTGTTTCAGAGGCAGCCATCCGTAACAGGCTCACGAAGATTTACGCAACGCTGAAAAAGAAAATTTAAAAAAGTTTGATTTGAGGGGGTTCGATTCCCCCTCATTTTTCGCTTATGGACAGAGGGGTGAGAAAAACTCCTCGGAAAGGAGCCAAGTGCAATGGTAAAACACAAAATCTCTATTAACATTGCAAAACCCGGCGGCACACCTTCTCCGGTAGTCCGAAGCGGAACGATGCAGATTCGCAAGAGAATACTTGATTTTCTCTTTGGTCAGCAGGTAAACGTTCTGGTTCTGTCCCCTGGTGATTCGGTGCAGACCGTCGAGATACACGAACTGAAAGGAGGCGAAAACCATGACAAACGCAAACAAGTTTAACCTGCTCCTTGATGTGGTGAAGCTGATGCACTCGTTGGCAGACGGACTGGAGGCTGTGGCTTATGCATTCGCAGACAGCCAGGAAATCTTCGTTGAAGCCAAGGAAGTGTCGAAGCCTGTCGAAACAGGACAACCCACAAAACAGATAGCAGCAGAAAAAACACCTTCATTGGCAGATGTCCGTGCCGTGCTTGCGGTAAAAACGCAGAACGGAATGACAGCCGAGGTCAAGGGTCTGATTACCAAGTACGGTGGCACCAAGTTGTCAGATGTGGACCCGAAGCATTACGCAGACCTTATTAAGGATGCGGAGGTGCTTGGCAATGGGTAATCACGCACTTCTTTCTCCTTCCAGTTCCCATAGGTGGTTATCGTGTACACCGAGTGCAGTCCTGGAAACGGAGTTTGAAAACAAGAGCAGTAACGCTGCCGAAGAAGGTACCGCCTTTCATGCACTGTGCGAACACAAGCTGAAGAAGGCGCTCCGCAGACGCAGTAAAAGACCCGTTTCCGCATTTAACACCGATGAGATGGAAGAACACAGCGATGCTTATGTGGAGTTTGTGCTGGAACAGCTTGAAAAAGCAAAGCAGACCTGTCCTGATCCGTTGGTGCTGATTGAGCAGAAGGTTGACCTTTCGGATTATGTTCCCGGGTCTTTCGGAACGGCAGACTGTCTGATGGTGTCAGATGACACCCTTCACATTATTGATGCGAAGTACGGACTTGGGGTACTTGTGGATGCAGAACGAAATACGCAGCTCATGTGTTACGGCATCGCAGCCCTCGGTGTCTATGAAAGCCTGTATGACATCAAAGAAGTTTCCCTCTCCATTTTCCAGCCTCGCAGAGAGAATGTTCAGACATGGACGGTGTCCGTGGAAGAACTGAAAACCTGGGCGGAAAACGAACTGAAACCCAAGGCACAGATGGCTGCCAAGGGAGAAGGTGAATATTGTCCCGGAGAGTGGTGTCAGTTCTGCCGTGCGGCGGTCAAGTGCCGTGCAAGGGCAGCAGAAAAACTCCGTATTGCAGAGGAAGAATTCAAACTACCACCTTTACTTACTGATGAAGAGATTGAATCCATTCTTCCGATGTTGCCGGATATCACCAAGTGGGCAAACGAAATCAGTGCTTATGCCCTGGAGGCGGCACTAAACCACGGTAAGCAGTGGAGCGGGTTTAAGGTTGTGGAAGGTCGTTCTAACCGTAAGTTTTCCGATGAGGATGCGGTGGCGGCGGCAGCCAAGGAACACGGTTACACAGATATTTACCGTCAGAGTCTTATCACGCTGACCGAAATGCAGAAGCTGATGGGCAAAAAGCAGTTCGAGGAAATCCTGGGCGGCCTCGTAATCAAACCACCCGGAAAGCCTACCCTCGTTCCCCTTTCGGATAAGAGGCAGGCAATGAATGTTTCAGACGCAAAAAACGAATTCAATGAAATTATGGAGGATTAATATTATGGCAAACGTAAACAGAACTAAGGTTATCACTGGCAAGAACACTCGTCTTTCTTACTTCCACGGCTGGGAGCCTGTCAGCATCAATGGCGGTGCTGAAAAATATTCCGTATCTGTGCTGATTCCGAAGGACGATACCGAAACCATCAACGCTATCAACGCTGCGGTGGATGCTGCGATTGAGGAGGGCATCGCCAAGTTCGGCGGCAAGAAGCCTAACAAGGGTGCTATCAAGTTGCCTCTTCGTGATGGCGATGTTGAGCGTGACGATGACGCCTATAAGGGTCATTACTTCGTGAACGCCAACAGCACCACTGCACCTCAGATTGTGGACAAGGCTGTGAAGCCTATCCTTGACCGTGACGAGGTCTACTCCGGCTGTTATGCGAGAGTGTCCTTGAACTTCTATGCATTTAACTCCAACGGCAATCGCGGTGTTGCCTGTGGTCTTGGCAACATCCAGAAAATCCGTGACGGTGAGTATCTCGGCGGCCGTACTTCCGCAACCGATGACTTCTCCACTGTTGAGGATGACGATTTCCTGGCTTAAGTGTAACCCCTGGCAGGCGGTGTGAAATACCACCGTCTGCCTCAAACGAAAATTACGAAATACGAGGTAAAACGATATGAACGAATTATACGAATTTATGAAACAGGTCGATGTGATTGTGCTTTTCTGCCTGATCTACGGTCTTGCCATCAACGGCATCGTGTGGACGGTATGTGAGGTTATCCGCTTTATCGTTAAGAAGGTCAAAGCCTTCCGTGAAAAGCGTAAGCAGAAAAAGGCTGCACAGAATGAAGATGTGACCGAGTAAACATGACGGGCGGCGGAGGATATTCTTCTGCCGCCTTTGTCATAGAAAGGAATGTGCTATGAAAGTATTAAGTATTGATATTGAAACCTTCTCCTCGGTCAATCTGCAAAAATGTGGTGTTTACAAATACGCAGAGAGCGAGGATTTTGAAATATTGCTGTTCGGCTATGCCGTGGACGGTGGTGCGGTGCAGGTGGTCGACCTTGCCTGTGGGGAGAAAATCCCGGCAGAGATTATTGAGGCACTGACCGATGATGCCGTTATAAAAACCGCGTTTAATGCTGCTTTTGAGAGGGTGTGTCTGTCCAGGTACTTATCTGATATGGGTGTAAGCCTTGACCCGTTCCATGACAATCATCCGTTGTCACAGGAGTGCGCCCGTTACTTAAATCCGGCAAGCTGGCACTGCACCATGATTTGGTCGGCAACCCTGGGTTTGCCTCTTTCCCTTGAAGGTGTCGGTGCTGTGCTTGGACTGGAAAAACAGAAGCTGACTGAGGGTAAATCCTTAATCAAATACTTCTGCGTTCCCTGTGCGCCGACCAAGACAAACGGTGGCCGTACAAGAAATCTGCCACAGCATGATATGGAAAAATGGCAGCAGTTTAAGGCGTACAACCTCCGTGACGTGGAGACGGAGATGGGCATCCAGGCAAAGCTGTCCCGTTTTCCTGTGCCGGATAGGATTTGGGATGAATACCATGTGAGCGAAGAAATCAATGACCGTGGTATAGGCGTGGATATGGTTCTTGTAAAAGAGGCTATTGAAATCGACAGTAAAAGCCGTGACCGTCTGACTTCCAAAATGCAGGATATGACAAATCTCGACAATCCCAACTCCGTGCAGCAGATGAAGATGTGGCTGTCGGATAACGGTATGGAGATGGAGAGCCTCGGCAAAAAGGAAGTGGCGGCGGCAATCAAAACAGCGCCACAGGATATTACCGATGTGCTGTCCTTACGTCAACAGCTTGCCAAGAGCAGTGTGAAAAAGTATACGGCGATGGAAAACGCCGTCTGCAAGGATAACCGTGCAAGAGGGATGTTCCAGTTTTACGGAGCCAACCGAACCGGAAGATTTGCGGGAAGGCTGATTCAGTTACAGAACCTTCCTCAAAATCACATGGAAGATCTGGCAGAGGCTCGTGGTCTTGTGCGTAGCGGAAATTATGATGCCCTGGAACTTTTATATGAAGATATCCCCGATACCCTGTCACAGCTTATCCGTACTGCCTTTGTGCCGCAGAAGGACAGAAAATTTATCGTAGCAGACTTTTCTGCCATTGAGGCGAGGGTTCTTGCGTGGCTTGCGGGAGAACAGTGGCGTCTTCGTGTGTTTGAGGAAGGCAAAGACATCTATTGCAGCAGTGCCAGTCAGATGTTTGGTGTTCCGGTTGAAAAGCACGGCGTGAACGGACACCTCCGTCAAAAGGGAAAAATCGCTGAACTCGCCCTCGGCTACGGGGGTTCGGTCGGTGCCTTGAAAGCAATGGGTGCCCTTGAGATGGGTCTTACGGAGGAGGAACTTCAGCCTCTTGTATCTGCATGGAGAAATGCCAATCCGATGATAACCAGGCTGTGGTGGGATATCGACCGTGCCGTAAAGACCTGCGTGAAAGAAAAAAGCAGAACGGAAACCCACGGCATTGTATTTCACTATCAGAGTGGATTTCTGTTTCTGACCTTACCGTCCGCCAGACAGCTTGCTTATGTGAAACCACGCATGGGAGAGAATCAGTTCGGCGGCGAGGCAGTGACCTATGAAGGCGTAGGCGCAACAAAGAAGTGGGAGCGCCTGGAAAGCTACGGTCCTAAATTCACGGAGAATGTGGTGCAGGCAATTGCAAGGGATATTCTGATGTTTGCCATTCAAACTTTGAGCCACTGCGACATCGTTGCCCACGTCCACGATGAAGTTATCATCGAGTGCGACCGCAGGGTTTCCCTGGATGCCGTTTGTGAGCAGATGGGCAGGACTCCGCCCTGGGCGAAAGGCTTACTTCTTCGTGCAGACGGATACGAATGCGATTTTTACAAAAAAGATTAAAATTAGGGGGTTCGATTCCATCGGATTCTTCGCTTATAGGCAGAGGGATACAAGTCCTTCTGCCTATTAAATTTTTAAGGAGGATTCGATATGGACGAATTCAGAAAGTACAAACCAATGGTGTATGTGTGCAGTCCTTATTCCGGGGACACGCAGTTCAACACCGCACAGGCAAAAAAGTATAGCCGTTTTGCCTATGAACAGGGTGCAATCCCTATGACACCACATCTTCTTTATCCGCAGTTTATGTGTGATGAGAACCCTGCGGAACGCAGTGATGCGATGCATTTCAATTATGTGCTTCTTGGCAATTGCTCGGAACTTTGGGTGTTCGGCAGCAGAGTGTCCGATGGCATGGCACACGAAATCGGTATCGCAAAGAAGAGAAAGCTGACCATCCGTTGGTTCAACGAAAGCTGTGAGGAGGTGTCCGGTAATGAGTGAATTTAAAGCGGTACAGACCGAGTATAAGGGATATTTGTTCCGTTCCCGCCTGGAGGCTCGTTGGGCGGTGTTCTTTGATACCCTCGGTATCCAGTGGGAGTATGAGCCGGAAGGCATTGTCTTAAGTGACGGCACACATTATCTGCCTGACTTTTATCTCTCTGACTTCCATTGTTTCTTTGAAGTAAAGAGAAAAGGCATCCGTGGTACGGCAGAGGGCGATGCTGCCATTGCCAAAATCAGTGACGGTCAGAACCATGACAGTTGGGCGGGTATCATCTGCTTTGGTGACCCTATGGATGACGATTTGTATATCTTCTGCCAGGAAACGGACGATGGCGGCGGTGGCTGCTACGAAAACGAGATAACCATCGGTCTGCATCCGGATACCCACAAGCCGTACCTCTTTGCCTATAACGACAGGCGCGACCGCTGTTTCTTTACCCATTTCGGTGAGGACATGGGAGATGAGATGATTCCAATGCTTACCCACGAATACGGCAAGTACAGATACAACGATTTCGTAAACAGCCGTGTCCGTTATGCCCGCAAGGCGGCAAGACAGGCGCGTTTTGAATACGGGCAGACACCGAAGGTAAGGAGGGACAGATAATGAGAAGTTTATCACTTGCATACGGCAACAGCAGACAGGCAAAGACATGGGTCAATAAGACCATCGGTTTCGATGAACTGAAGGAGCGCCTTAAGGTGACCATTCGTACACCGGAGTCAGCAGAAGAATACGCCAAGATGAATAAGGCACAGCGTGATCAGGCAAAAGACCACGGTGGGTTTGTTGGTGGTGTCCTTAAGGGCGGCCGCAGAAAAATCGACACCGTGGAATCACGCTCTATGCTTTCTCTTGATGGTGACCGTATTACAACGGAATTTCTTGAGGCGTTTGAAGCAACCTTTCCATATACTTCCGTGCTTTATACTACGCACAGTAGTACAGAAGAAAATCCGAGGGCAAGAATCGTATGTCCTTTAACCCGTGATGTGGCACCGGAGGAGTTTGTTGCCGTATCCCGCTATGTGGCTCAAATGCTCGGCATCGACTATTTTGACGAATGTTCCTATCTTCCCAATCAGCTGATGTACTGGCCGTCCACTCCGCAGAATGGTGCTTTTGTGTATAAGGAAACGGACGGCGGTTGGCTTGACCCCGATGAAATCCTCAATGCCCATCCGGAATGGACTGACCCTACAAGACTGCCTACTTCGTCCAGAGAAAGTAAGGCAAACAGTGTTACACAGCAGAAGGTGCAGGACCCGCTTTCCAAGGAAGGTGTGGTAGGTCTTTTTAACCGTGTATATTATCCAATTTCCAAGGCTATGGAGGTATTTCTCTCCGATGTATATGAGCCAACAGAAAATGAGAGCCGTTGGCATTTTATTCAGTCAAGCAGTATGGCAGGTGTGGAAATCAAAGAGGATAAGTTTGTCTATAGCCACCATGCCAAAGACCCTGCATATCTCAAACTGTGCAATGCCTTTGATATTGTTCGTATTCATCGATTCGGGGATAAGGACGACAAGGCATCCTTTAACGCAATGTGCGAGTTTGCCATGAAACAGGATGATGTAAAACTCCTTGCTGCCAATGAACGCCTAGTACAGGCAAATGTGGATTTTTCCGCTGATGGTGATGAGGACTGGAAGAAAAAACTTCGTTATCAGCCGAAGACCAGTCTGCTTGAAAACAGCGTTTATAACTTAAACCTCATCTTAAACAATGACCCCGATTTCAGAAACTTTGCCTTCAACGAGATGGCAAACCGTATTCAGATTACAGGTCCTCTTCCTTGGGAGCGTCCTGCCGGAAATGAATTCTGGCGTGATGCGGATACGGCACAGCTTAAGTCCATTATCGATATCCGTTATCTGCCTTTTTCCAGCCGTAACCACGATGTTGCTTTTACCAAGGCTGCCGATGACCGTCACTTTCACCCTGTCCGTGATTATTTGGACAGTCTGCCTGAGTGGGATGGGGTTAAGCGTGTGGAAGACCTCTTTATCAAATATCTGCAGGCAGATGATACGGGATATGTACGCACGGTTACAAGAAAAACCTTTGCGGCCGCCGTTGCACGTATTTATGCTCCCGGCATTAAGTTTGACTGCGTTCCCGTGCTTGACGGTGAACAAGGTATCGGTAAGTCCACAATTGTGAAAGACCTTGTGGGTTCGGAATATTATTCGGAAACCCTGTCCCTTACGGATATGGATGATAAGTCCGGTGCAGAAAAACTACAGGGGTTTTGGGCAGTGGAAATTGGCGAACTTGCGGGTATGAAGAAGGCTGACATTGAGAAAGTGAAGGCATTCCTTTCTACCTGCGATGACAAGTACAGACCTTCCTATGGTCGAGTGGTGGAATCTCATCCAAGACAGTGCATTATCATTGCCACGGTTAACGGTGAGCGTGGATATCTTCGTGATATTACGGGTAACCGTCGTTTTTGGATTATTAAAGTGCATCAGAAGAAGCAGAAAAAGACCTGGAACTTCACCGATGAATACCGTCAGCAGTTTTGGGCAGAGGCAAAAGCCATCTGGAAGTCCGGCGAGGAACTTTTCTTAAGAGATGATATGCTCGCAGAGGCAGAAAAGATACAACAGTCTGCGATGGAAGTAGACGAGCGTGTGGGTATGGTGGAAGAGTATCTGAACACCTTACTTCCGACCGATTGGGACAGCATGGATTTGTACCAAAGACGAAATTTCCTGCAAGGCAGTGAGTTTGGTCAGCCTGATCATAAAGGTGTGGTGGCTCGTACCGAAGTCAGCAATCCCGAAATTTGGTGCGAGTGTTTTGGTAAAAATCTGCAGGAATTAAAGCCTTCGGACAGCTATGCCATTGCAGCGCTGATGAGTCAAATCGGCGGTTGGGAGCGCACCAACAGTATCAAGCGTCAGCCGATTTATGGCAGGCAGCGACTTTACAAATTCGGAGGTTAAGAACACAAGAATGCGACACAACACAACTATTTCCCTTATATTTGAAATGACTTTTATTAAGGGTATAAGTAAAAAACACCTGTGTATAGGCGCGTAAGGAATATATAGGGAATGGTTGTGACTTTGTGTTCTTGTGTCAGATGAGGTGTAGACATGAGAGAACAGATGATAGAGAAAAAATTCACGGACGCAGTGAAGAAAATGGGAGGCATCGCACCGAAGTTTGTAAGTCCCGGTTTAGATGGTGTGCCAGACAGACTTGTACTTTTGCCAATGGGAAGAATGGCATTCGTGGAATTTAAGGCTCCCGGTAGAAAGATGCGTCCTTTACAGATAAGACGTAAAAAGCAGTTGGAAAGCCTCGGCTTTCAGGTTTACTGCGTTGACAGTATAGAACAGATTGGAGGTGTGATAGATGCAATACAATCCGCATGAATATCAGACATATGCAACGAACTTCATATTGGAACATCCTGTGGCGGCGGTTCTGCTTGAAATGGGTCTTGGTAAGAGCGTCATCACGCTGACCGCTATTTATGAATTGATGCTGAACCGCTTTGAGGTACAGAAGGTTTTGGTGATTGCTCCGCTTCGAGTAGCAAGAGATACATGGCCTGCGGAAATCGAAAAGTGGGAGCATCTGAAAGGGCTTACTTATTCCGTGGCAATCGGCACAGAGGCAGAAAGGCTTGCAGCCTTAAAACGTCCCGCCCACCTGTACTTAATCAATCGTGAAAATGTGGACTGGCTGATTACAAAAAGCGGTGTTCCGTTTGACTTCGATATGGTGGTGATTGATGAGTTATCTTCTTTCAAATCCCATACGGCAAAAAGGTTCAAAAGCCTTCTGAAAGTAAGACCTACGGTAAAAAGGATGGTGGGACTTACGGGTACACCATCAAGCAATGGTCTTATGGATTTATGGGCGGAGTTCCGTGTGCTTGATATGGGTCAGAGGCTCGGCAGATACATCACCCACTACCGAAATAACTTCTTTGTGCCAGATAAGAGAAATCAGCAGATGATTTTCTCCTACAAACCAAGACCTTGTGCAGAGGATGCCATTTACAGACTGATTTCGGATATCACGATTTCTATGAAATCAGCGGATTTCTTAAAAATGCCGGAATGCATCATCAACGAAGTGCCTGTTTCCCTTTCAGAAAAAGAGTGGTCAGTGTACCAAACCTTGAAGGAGGATATGGTGGTAGACCTTAAGGATGAGGAGATTGATGCCGTAAATGCTGCGACACTTTCCGGTAAACTTCTTCAGATGGCAAACGGTGCCGTCTATAACGAAGAAAAAGAGGTCATTCACATCCATGACCGAAAACTGGATGCCCTTGAGGATTTGATTGAAGGTGCAAACGGAAAGCCTGTGCTTGTGGCTTATTGGTACAACCATGATTTGCAGAGAATCAAACAGCGTTTTTCTGTAAGGGAGATAAAAACAAGCCAGGACATCAAGGATTGGAACAATGGAGAAATCCCCGTTGCTGTTATCCACCCTGCCAGTGCAGGACACGGGCTGAATATCCAGTTTGGTGGCTCCACGATTATATGGTTTGGGTTGACCTGGTCACTGGAACTTTATCAGCAGACCAACGCCCGCTTGTGGAGACAGGGTCAAAAGAGTACCGTGGTCATCCACCACATTATTGCCAAGGATACCATTGACGAGGATGTGATGAAGGCACTTCGGAAGAAGGAGAAAATCCAATCGGCTCTTATCGATTCCGTAAAAGCCAGGATTGGAGGTGCTGCCCATTGACCGACCCTTATGAAAATCTCGCAAACAGCATCATCCTGTTAGCCGTGAAGGACTACAGGGCAGCACTTAAGAAACTGAAAAAATGGCCCAGAAATGAGTCGGCAAAAACTATGAAGGACGAGGTGGAGAGGTTCTTCCGCTCTGCGTGGTATAGGGAACTTACCTCAGTGGATGGAGAGTATTTAATCTCCAAATTACAAGCGGAGGTGGATGAACCATGAAAGTAAAGGAATATTTAGGACAGGCATACCGCCTTGACCAAAGAATCAACTCGGATATTGAGGAACTTGGGAAACTGAGAGAAATGTCGAGCAGTATTTCTTCTCCCACATGGGAGGAGCGTGTGCAGACATCGAGAAATACGGATGCCCCTTTTGTACGAAGCGTTTTTAAGATTATGGAGTTGGAAGATAAAATCAACGCCGAAATCGACAACCTTGTGGAACTGAAAAAGCAGATACGCAGCGTTATTGATGAGGTTGCCAATACCGATGAGCGTATGGTCCTTCGTTACCGCTATATCCACAACCTTACCTGGGAGCAGATTGGGGATGAACTCCATGCCGACAGAACCACGGTGTACCGTTGGCATAACAGTGCCATCAACCATGTGACCATGCCGGAAAATCCAATCAAAATATAAAGCCTGCACACTTTGCAACACTTTGCAACAAGATACCACAGTGGCATTTATGATATGATATAATCAGCGAAAAGCAGAATGAAACCAAGCCTTGAGGGAGCAATCCTTCAGGGCTTTTCTTATGCCCAAGGGAGGTGAAACGAGTGCCAAGAAGACCAAAGCGTCCCTGTTCTTTCCCAGGCTGTCCCAACCTAACGGACGGGAGGTTCTGTGAGGAACATGAGAAGCAGGAAAACAAACGCTACGAAACCTATGACCGTGACCCCGCTGTGCGTAAGCGTTACGGCAGAGCGTGGAAAAGGATAAGGGATTCCTATGCGGCTGCCCACCCACTGTGTGAGAGGTGTCTTAAGGAAGGTAAGTATGTACCGACCGAAGAGATACATCACAAGCTGCCGTTGTCACAGGGTGGAACTCATGCAAGAGAGAATCTGATTGCTCTCTGCAAACCGTGTCATGCAAAGATACACGCAGAAAGCGGCGACCGTTGGCATAATCACTGACCCCGGTAGGGCGGTCAAAATCTCCGGGACCTATATCCCGTGCAACGGGCGTGGGGTTTCGTGTGAAAAAATTGCGTATTCAAAAGGGTAATAAGGCCCGCAGACAGGAAGGCGGTGAGAAATGTGCCAACAAAATCGAATAACACAGGCGGCCATGGCGGAAAACGTCCGGGTGCAGGTCGTAAGCCGAAGTCAAATTTAGAGAAGGCTCAGAACGGCAACCCCGGCGGTCGCAAACTTACGATGTTGGATATTCCCGATGTGGAGGGTATCCAGATGCCGAAGCCAAATGAACTGCTCAGTGCAAAGCAGCGTGACGGTACGGAACTGAGAGCAAAGCAGATTTATGAGGATACATGGAACTGGCTCAATTCCATCGGCTGTGCGGGTTATGTTTCACCACAGACCATTGAACGCTATGCCATGTGCGTTGCCCGTTGGCTGCAGTGCGAGGAGATGACAAATGAGCTGGGATTCTTATCAAAGCATCCCACAACCGGAAAGCCTGTCACCTCCCCGTTTATCAATATCGGCATCAACTATATGAACCAGGCCTCAAGGCAGTGGGACAATATCATGCAAATCGTAAAAGAAAACTGTTCCGTGGATTTTTCCGGTACCAATCCGAATGATGACCTGGAACGACTATTGCACCAACGAAAGGGGTTTTAACCATGATTGAAAAAGTAAATCCGAGCCATCCGGACAAGGTGGCAGACAGAATCGCAGGAGCCATTGTGGATCTGGCTTATGCAAAAGAACAAAATCCAAAAATCGCAGTGGAGGTTCTCATCGGCCACGGTATGTGCCATGCCATTATTGAAACCACGGCGGATTTGGATAAGACTGAAATCATCAGTGCCGTGCATCGCATCGCAGGTGTGATGGATACGGACATTGTTATCGTTCCCCAGGATAAGCATCTTTCAAATAATCAGGAGGACGGCATTCGCTGTGGGGATAACGGTATCTTTAAGGGTATGCCTCTGACACAGGAGCAAGAGGAACTTTCCCTTATTGCCCGTGACATTTACGGCAGATGCCCTTATGACGGAAAGTACATTATGGACGGTGTTCGCCTGATCATTTGCCAAAGCAATGTAGAAACGGCAGATTTGAAGAAACTCTATTCCGGTGCGGAAATCAATCCGCTCGGTGACTGGACTGGCGGCACGGATGTAGATACGGGTGCTACCAACCGTAAACTTGGCAGTGATATGGCTGACTCTGTAACGGGTGGCGGCCTTCACGGCAAAGACCTCAGTAAGGCTGATGTGTCTGTAAATATCTATGCATTCTTAAAGGCGCAGAAAACAAAACAGCCAGTGCAGCTTTGCTGTGCCATCGGAGATGATACCATTGATGGCAAGCCTTATGCGGAAATAGTAGACATCGCCCGTCAGTACATTCAGAGACTTGGCGGTTTTGAAAAGTTCGCTGAATGGGGTCTGTATTAAGGAGGGCGCTATGGGAAGAACAACAACACAGATGGAACTTGTTTCCATTACAAAATTAGTGCCGTATGTGAATAATGCCCGCACCCATTCCCCGGAGCAGATTATGAAGCTCCGTTCCTCACTGCGTGAATTCGGCTTTATCAATCCTGTCATCATTGATAGGGATTACGGCATCATTGCCGGACACGGCCGTGTGATGGCTGCCAAGGAGGAAGGCATCGATGAAGTGCCTTGTGTTTTCGTGGATTACCTTACTGAGGCACAGAAGAAAGCCTACATCCTTGCTGACAACCGCATGGCGCTCGACGCAGGCTGGGATGAGGAAATGTTAAAAATCGAAATCGAGTCCTTGCAGGGTATGGATTTTGATATCGGCCTGGCAGGCTTTGACGATGATGAAATCGCAGACCTCTTTGCCGGAGATGATAAATCTGATGTAAAAGAGGACGATTTTGATTTGAACGATGCTTTGGAAAAGGCTGCCTTTGTGGAGCGTGGCGATGTATGGACGGTAGGCAGACATCGACTCATGTGTGGTGATGCTACAAACCCCGATGATGTGGCAACGCTGATGGATGGTAAGAAAGCCAACCTTGTGCTGACAGACCCTCCGTACAATGTAGCCTTTGAAAGTTCAGACGGTCTGTATATCAAAAACGATAAGATGGCAAGTGAGAAGTTTTATGAATTTCTGCTTTCGGCATTTCAGAACATGGCCGCTCATTTGGAAAAAGGCGGTGCCGCTTATGTGTTCCACGCTGATACGGAAGGTTTGAATTTCCGTAAGGCATTTATCGATGCAGGCTTTCATCTTTCCGGCTGTTGCATTTGGGTGAAAAATTCCCTGGTGCTTGGCAGAAGTGATTATCAGTGGCAGCATGAACCTGTGCTTTACGGTTTCCTTCAGAACGGCAAACATTACTGGAGCAAGAACGCAGGCAGAAGCCAGACCACCATTTGGAACTTCGATAAGCCGAAGAAAAATAAAAATCATCCGACTTCCAAGCCTCTTGACCTGCTTGCCTATCCGATTGGAAACTCAAGCCGTGAGAATTCCATTGTAGTGGATACTTTTGGTGGCAGCGGTTCTACGCTGATGGCTTGCGAGAGAACCAACCGTATCTGCCATACGATGGAACTGGATGAAAAGTACGCATCGGTTATCCTCCGCAGATATGTGGAAGATACAGGTGATGCAGACGGTGTCTTTGTTATCCGTAACGGCGTGCAGATACCTTATGCCGACCTTGTGAAGGAGGTTGGTGCAGATGAATAAAAAAACTATAACCCTCGGTAGTCTGTTTGACGGCTCCGGGGGATTTCCTTTGGGAGGCTTGATTTCCGGTATTACCCCTTTGTGGGCATCGGAAGTTGAGCCTTTTCCTATTCGTGTAACAAGCAGGCGCATTCCTCAGATGAAGCACCTCGGAGATATTTCCGGTATCAATGGCGCAGAAGTTGAACCCGTGGACATCATTACTTTCGGCAGTCCCTGCCAAGATATGAGCGTGGCGGGAAAACGCAGCGGTCTTGATGGGGAACGCTCCTGCCTGTTCTACGAAGCAATCCGAATCGTAAAAGAAATGAGGTGTAAAACCAATGGTGAGTATCCAAGATACATCGTGTGGGAAAATGTCCCCGGCGCCTTCTCCTCAAACGCAGGAGAAGATTTCAAAGCCGTCCTCGAAGCAGTCGCGTCCGTCAAAGGTGACTATGTTGTCCCTTGTCCTCCAAAAGGAAAATGGACAGGTGCAGGAGAAATCATGGGAGATGGTTTCAGCATCGCATGGAGATGCGTTGACGCGCAGTTTTGGGGAGTTCCCCAAAGAAGAAGACGAATCTATCTTGTCGCAGATTTTAATGGTGGGTGTGCCGGAAAAATACTATTTGAGTCAGAGGGCCTGTTTAGGAATCTTGAAACGAGCCGATGCCCGTGGAAAAGAACTACCGGAACTTCTGAAGAAAGCACTCCTGCGACAGGCATCGTCCTAAATGACCAGGGTGGCAACCGAATGGATGTCACCGATGATGTTACCTGCACCCTCCGAGCCGAGGCACACCATCCGCCTTGCGTGATGGAGTCTGCGGGATTTTGCACGGAGCATTCTGCTGACAGCCGTGGCATCGGTTATGAGGCGGAAAAATCTCCGACACTCCGAGCGGGAGTTGTTCCTGCAACGGTTTATGAAAATCACTCCCAGGATACCCGCTATGTGGGACCTCTTGATGTGGCACAGACCGTTGCTGCGACCTACGGCACAGGCGGAAACAATCAGCCGTTTGTGGTAGAGCCGACAGCCTTTGGCGTCTGCTCCAAGGACAGCAATGCAATGAAATCAGCCAACCCCAACAGCGGATTTTATAAGGCAGACACTTCCCGTACCCTTGACGGCAATGGTGGAAACCCTACCTGCAATCAGGGTGGCATTGCCATTGTGGAAGGCAACGGCTCACGTCCTTCCCACCACGGTAATGGTTATGCTGAAAGTGATGTCATGTATACCTTGAACACCGTAGACCGCCACGCTGTTGTTTATGCCATTGACCGTGAAAGTTATAACTGCGGTCAGAACTTCGCAAGGAATATGGGTATCAGTGATGAGGGTGTCAATTCAACACTGAAAGCCACGGGGCCCGATGCGGTTGCCGTTCCCACCTACTCAAGCAGCAAGGCATCGTTCTTTACCTCTGCGGAGGAGGAACTTGCCAACACTTTAGTAGCTACGGATTACAAAGACCCTCCGCTTGTCAACGATACCGATGCGGATCTGGAGTACATTGTCCGCAGACTTACTCCAACGGAGTGTGCAAGGCTCCAGGGATTTCCGGATTGGTGGTGTGCTGACCTTGGTGAGAAACTTCCTTCTGAAGAGGAACTCACACGGTGGGCAGAAATCTTTGAAACACATCGTAAGATTGTGGGAACATCAAGCAAACCGAAAACACGGAAGCAGATATTCAAGTGGCTTCAGAACCCTCATTCCGATTCGGCGGAGTATAAGATGTGGGGCAACGGCGTGGCACTGCCCAATGTGGTTTATGTGCTGATGGGCATCGTGTACTATACACAAAACGAAGGGGTGTAAATCTACAAGTATTCTCCCATATATTTTGCACATATGACTTGCTATTTTTGCCCTTTAGAGTGATATATGTAGTACCGAAAATAAAGGAGGTACTCAATATGAGATTTGAATTTAATGTAACAGGTAGCGACCGCAAGGCACTGGTTACAGCAATGGGCGAAATTCTAAATGTGAAACCGAAATACATGGGAATGCCCAGCATGAACTACGAAGTGGATTATTTCACGGTAACAAAGGACGGTGCGGTGGAGTTTGATGACAGAGCCGACAGCGAGGAAATCGAGCAGTTGCTTGAGAGCCTTGCCGATAAAGACTTTGTCGCAGCTCCCGCAGAAATGGCGCAGGCTTGGCTTGATGCAAGAGCCGAGGAATCATCCGAAGAAACTGCCGAACAGCCACAGGGCGAAACGGTGGGGCTTACGGTGGCGATTCCTTTGGATAAGGTTTCGGTCGGCAATCTGACAAACCTTCTGGATGCCAAGGGCAGCCTTATCAAAAAGGCTCTGGGCATTGATGCAACGCCGATTGAAATCGGAGAGGACAAGGTTTCCTTTCCTTGGTTTGAGCAAGGCTTGGATGCAGATGAGGTCAAGGCTTACAGCCACCTCATTGCCGCCTTATGTGAGATGAGCAGAAATCAGAAGCGTATCAGTGCCACAGAAAAGGCAGTGGATAACGAGAAATACGCATTCCGATGCTTTCTCCTGCGCCTCGGTTTTATTGGCAACGAATACAAGACCGAGAGAAAAATCCTGCTCCGCAACCTTTCCGGCAGCAGTGCTTTCAAGGGAGGTGCGAAGAATGAGATTTCCGAATAAAGAGATTGTAGAAAAGGTACGCAGGGATTATCCTGTAGGCTGCCGTGTGGAACTTGTCCGAATGGATGATGTGCAGGCACCACCCATTGGAACAAAGGGTACGGTTAGGGGTGTGGATGACACAGCCTCCATAATGGTCAGATGGGATACAGGCTCCGGTCTAAATGTAGTGTACGGTGTCGATTTGTGTCGAAAACTGGATGCAGTGACCATTACCTGCTACGGCAGCACTGAGCTTTGGGACAGCCGAAAAGAGGCTGCCGACTTCTACCTTCGTGCCATTGCAGGGTCAGAGGGCAGCGAGTGTGAACGCTATACCAAGATTTACACCGAACTGCTTATGGGCAAGGAGGTCTGCACCGATGAATAAAATCAAGGAACAGATACTCGCCATCCGAGCAACTGGACGAACCAATATGTTTGATGTTTCGATGGTGCAGTACATTGCCAACGAGATGCATTTTTACGAATTGGTGGTGTACCTTGAAGAACACCGTAAGGAATACACACACTTTATTCTGACAGGCGAAATGGAGGACTGACTATGTGGAAAGAAGGAACAATCGGCATTCCAAAGCCGGACGGCGGTTATAAGGCAGTCCACTACTGGATAAAGGTTTATGAGGAAGGCAGTCGATTCGGTATCAACGGTGGAAAAATCAGCAAGCTGATGCTGAAACTGAATGGCGAGGTCATTGCCAATTATGATAGAGGTTGGGATATAGAGCCTGGCACCGAAGAAGCAAACCTTGCCCTTTGCATTTTGCTGAACGAACATAATTAAAAAATCCTGTAAAGGCAGGACGGAGCCGAGAGGCTCTGTTCCTCGTATATGACGGTCGCACCAATTACGGTGGCGGCTATTTTTTATGCCATTTTTGAGGAGGTGACGGCATTTGCGAAAACTGAAAAACTACAAGCCAACCTGTTTCATGGCGGAAGGCAGCTATTACGATAAGGATGCCGCCGACCACGCAGTATGCTTTATCGAAAAATTCTGCTGTCATACCAAAGGCACATGGGATGGAAAACCATTTGAACTGATTGATTGGCAGGAGCAGATTATCCGTGACATCTTCGGCATTTTGAAACCAAACGGCTACAGGCAGTTCAACACAGCCTACATCGAAATACCGAAGAAGCAAGGGAAATCGGAACTGGCGGCGGCAGTGGCACTGTATCTTCTGTGTGCAGACTTCGAGCCGGGTGCAGAGGTTTACGGCTGTGCTGCGGATAAAGACCAGGCACGAATCGTATTTGACGTTGCATTGGAGATGGTAAGGCGAAGTCCTCTGCTGAAAAATAAAATGACCATCCAGGCAAGCCAGAAGACCATGACCTACAATCCTACGGGAAGTAAGTACAAGGCTCTGTCTGCGGATGTGGCAAACAAGCATGGTTTCAATACCCACGGCGTTATTTTTGATGAGCTGCATACCCAACCGAACAGAAAACTGTTTGATGTAATGACCAAGGGTTCCGGCGATGCAAGAATGCAGCCACTTTACTTCCTGATCACCACGGCGGGAAATGATACGCAGTCCATCTGCTATGAAATCCACCAGAAGGCAAAGGACATCATCGAAGGTCGAAAAGTTGACCCTACCTTCTACCCTGTGATTTACGGTGCAGAGGATGATGATGACTGGACTGACCCGGAAGTATGGAAGAAAGCTAATCCCTCCCTTGGGGTGACGGTCGGCATCGATAAGGTGCAGCAAGCCTGTGAACAGGCACAGCAGAACCCTGGCGAAGAGAACGCTTTCCGTCAGCTTCGTCTGAATCAGTGGGTCAAGCAGGCTGTCCGTTGGATGCCGATGGCAGTGTGGGATGCCTGTGCGTTTCCTACCGACAAATCCGAACTGGAAGGCCGTGTCTGCTACGGCGGTCTTGACCTTTCTTCCACAACGGATATTACGGCTTTTGTGTTGGTGTTTCCACCGGAAGATGAGGATGATAAATACATCATTCTCCCGTATTTCTGGATACCGGAAGATAACATCGACCTGCGTGTGCGACGTGACCATGTGCCGTATGACATTTGGGAACGACAGGACTTGCTTATGACCACCGAGGGCAATGTAGTTCATTACGGCTACATTGAGAAATTCATCGAGTCCCTGGGTGAGAAGTATAACATCCGTGAAATCGCCTATGACCGTTGGGGTGCTGTGCAGATGGTGCAGAACCTTGAGGGCATGGGATTTACGGTAGTGCCTTTCGGACAAGGGTACAAAGATATGTCCCCTCCGACCAAAGAACTGATGAAACTTGCGATGGAGAAAAAACTGGCTCACGGCGGTCATCCCGTTCTCCGTTGGATGATGGATAACATCTACATCAAAACGGACCCTGCGGGAAACATCAAAGCTGATAAAGCCAAATCCACAGAAAAGATTGACGGTGCCGTTGCTACCATTATGGCACTCGACCGTGCAATCCGCTGTGGCAACACCAACAGTGCCAGCGTTTATGACGAGCGTGGCATTTTGTTTATTTAGGAAGGAGCGTGATTTGATATGGGTATCTTTACGGGAATGTTTAAGTCCAGAGATAAGCCTGAAAATAAAACAGCGGGCAGTGCCTACACCTTTTACATGGGCGGCACAACTTCCGGCAAAGCTGTGGCAGAGCGTTCTGCCATGCAGATGACGGCGGTGTATTCCTGTGTCCGTATTCTGGCTGAAGCCGTGGCGGGCTTGCCTTTGCATTTATATAAATATAACGAGGACGGTGGCAAGGAAAAAGCCATCGACCATCCTCTTTACCGACTGCTCCATGATGAGCCAAATCCGGAAATGAGTTCTTTCGTATTCCGAGAGACACTCATGACCCATCTGCTCCTGTGGGGCAATGCCTATGCCCAGGTTATCCGAAACGGCAAAAACGAGGTAGTTGCCCTCTATCCGCTGATGCCAAACAAGATGAGCGTGGATAGAGATGAGAACGGCCACTTGTACTACACCTATTACCGTGGTCCCGATGAAGCAATCAAAAATAAGGAGTTTGCAGTAACCCTGCAGCCTTCCGATGTGCTTCATATTCCGGGACTTGGGTTTGATGGTCTTGTAGGATACAGTCCGATTGCTATGGCAAAGAACGCCATCGGCATGGCGATTGCTTGCGAGGAGTACGGTGCCAAGTTCTTCGCCAACGGTGCGACACCGGGTGGTGTGTTGGAACACCCAAGCACCATCAAAGACCCGCAGAGGGTCAGAGAAAGCTGGCAGGCTGCCTTTGGCGGCAGTTCCAACTCCAACAAAGTGGCTGTCCTTGAAGAAGGAATGAAGTACACACCGATTTCCATTTCTCCGGAACAGGCACAATTCCTTGAAACAAGGAAGTTCCAAATCAATGAAATTGCTCGAATTTTCAGAGTTCCTCCCCATATGGTGGGTGACCTTGAGAAGTCGAGCTTTTCTAATATAGAGCAGCAATCCCTTGAGTTTGTGAAATACACCCTTGACCCGTGGGTTATCCGTTGGGAGCAATCCATTCAGAGGACACTCTTATCCCACGATGAAAAGGTGCGTTATTTTGTGAAATTCAATCTGGAAGGTCTGCTCCGTGGCGATTACCAGAGCCGTATGAACGGCTACGCCATCGGTCGCCAGAACGGTTGGATGTCTGCAAACGATATCCGTGAACTGGAAAACCTCGACCGTATCCCTGCGGAAGAAGGCGGCGACCTTTACCTTATTAACGGCAATATGCTCCCTCTGAAAGATGCGGGTGCTTTTGCAAATACAACCGACAATGACGGAAAGGAGGAAAATTCCGATGAAGAAGTTCTGGAAGTGGAAGAACCAAGCACAGACGGAAACAATGCCGGAGGCGAGGACACTGTTTCTGAACGGAACAATCGCAGAAGAAAGCTGGTTTGACGATGATGTTACTCCACAGCTTTTCAAGGACGAACTCATGGCAGGCTCCGGTGACATTACCGTGTGGATTAACTCACCCGGCGGTGACTGCGTGGCAGCAGCCCAGATCTACAATATGCTGATGGATTACAAGGGCAATGTCACGGTCAAGATTGACGGCATTGCTGCCTCCGCAGCATCTGTGATTGCGATGGCAGGAACAAAGGTGCTGATGTCCCCGGTATCCATGATGATGATTCACAATCCTGCAACTGTTGCATTCGGTGATTCTGCGGAAATGCAGAAAGCCATCGATATGCTCTCAAGCGTCAAGGATTCCATCATCAATGCCTATGAGATTAAGACGGGACTCTCCCGTGCGAAACTCAGCCACCTTATGGATGCGGAAACATGGATGGACGCAAACAAGGCCGTGGAACTTGGCTTTGCAGATGAAATCATGCAGAGAACCACCACGGACGAAGTGGAAGTGCCGCAGGTGTCTATGCTTTATTCCAAGGCAAATGTGGTTAATTCCCTTATGGATAAGGTTGCCGCCAAGTGTGCAATCAAGTCCGAAGAAACCCGAAAAACCAAAGCCGATGACCTTATGGACAGGCTAAATCTTATTAAAAATTGGAGGTAATTTATTATGACTATCAACGAACTGTGCGAAAAGCGTAACCAGGCTTGGGAGGCTGCAAAGGCTTTTGTGGAAACCAAGCGCGACAAGGACGGTCTGCTTTCCGATGAGGATGCAAAGACTTATGCACAGATGGAGAAGAAGGTTCAGGACTACGGTGCTGAAATCGAGCGTATGGAGGCTATGTCCGCTATGGATGCCCAGCTTTCCAAGCCTACCTCTGCTCCCATCACTGAAAAGCCTATGAACGGCAAACCTATGGACGGCAAGAAGGAAAAGACCGGACGTGCTTCCGATGCATACAAGGAAGGTATGCTCAAGGCTCTCCGTACCAACTTCCGTAACGTGTCCAATGTTCTCCAGGAAGGCGTGGATGCCGACGGCGGTTATCTCGTACCCGAAGAGTATGATTCTCGCCTTATCGAGGCATTGGAGGAAGAGAACATCTTCCGTAAGCTGGGTCACACCATCACTACAAGCGGTGAGCGTAAAATCAACATCGCAGCCACTAAGCCTGCGGCTGCGTGGATTGACGAGGGCGAGGAACTCACCTGGGGTGATGCAAAGTTTGCCCAGATCAACCTGGATGCACACAAACTCCATGTTGCCGTTAAGGTAACCGAGGAACTTCTGTATGACAATGCCTTCGGTCTTGAGAATTACATCATCCGTCAGTTCTCCAAGGCTCTGGCAAATGCCGAAGAGGATGCTTTCCTCAACGGTACCGGCACGGGTCAGCCTTTGGGTCTGCTTGCTACCGAGGGCGGTGCTGAAATCGGTGTGACTGCTGCATCTGCAACGGAAATCACTTCCGATGAAATCATCGACCTTGTGTACTCCCTCAAGCGTCCTTACCGTAAGAACGCCAAGTTTATCTGCAATGACCAGACTTTGGCTGCCATCCGTAAGCTGACCGACAAGAACGGCCGTTACCTCTGGCAGGATTCCGTACAGGCGGGAGAGCCTGGCAGACTCTTGGGTTATGAGGTGTACACTTCCCCTTATTTCCCTGTCATCACTGCAGGTATGCCTGCCATTGCTTTTGGTGACTATAGCTACTACAACATTGGTGACCGTGGTACTCGTTCCTTTGCGGAACTGAAGGAACTCTTCGCCGGAAACGGTATGGTCGGCTTTGTTGCCAAGGAGCGTGTGGACGGTAAGTTGATTCTTTCCGAAGCCGTGAAATTGCTCAAGATGGCTGCTGCCTAAGATGGGAGGTGGCAGTGATGAGCGAACTTCTTACGAAGGTCAAGGAAAATCTGATACTGGAGCATTCGGTGGATGATGGACTGATTGAAAGGTTCATCACTGCCGCCGTTTCTTATGCGGAAAGCTATCAGCACATCGAAGCAGGATATTATACAGAAAATGCGATGCCCGCTACCACGGAACAAGCCGTGATTATGCTGGCATCGCATTTCTATGAATCAAGGGATGGCTCTACGGGCGGTTTTTTTGCCGACAACGTGCAAGCCGGACAGCAGGTCTGGAATACGGTCAATCTTCTCTTAAGGCTCGACCGAGATTGGAAGGTGTGACATGAGTTTCGGAAAAATGAACGGTTTTACAGATATCATTATTGCAAAACGCATCAAGGACAGCGAGGGTTTCACCACTACGGTGGATGAAATCCTTGCATCTGTCCGTGTGTACAGAGAAGGACGCCACGGCAGTGAACGGTGGGCAAACCTCGCTGCGTTCTCCGAGGCGACTGACCTGTTCCGTTTCCGTTGCATTCCCGGTCTTACCGTTACCACAGACCACATTTTGGTGTGTGAGGACGGACGCTTTGAAATCACATCCGTTGAAGATGTGAAAGGCAGAGGGATGTATACGGAGGTGCTTGCGAAAAAGGTGGTGGCGACAAATGGCTAAAGTGGACATCAAAATGCCGGAGGAGTTTTTGCAGCGTGTTTCACGGCTCGGTTCGAACTTTGACCCTGTGGCTGAAAAGGTGCTTGAAGCCGGAGGCGAGATTGTTCTTGCAAAGGCGCAGAGCAACCTTTCTTCCGTAGTCGGCAACGGCACAAAATATGAGTCCCGTTCCACGGGAGAACTGGAGTCGGCACTTGGTCTGTCCTCTGTGAAGATGGATAAGAACGGCAATCACAATATCAAGGTTGGCTTTGCAGAACCCCGCCGTGATGGTATCAGCAACGCAAAACTCGCCAATATCATCGAATACGGAAAACACGGTCAGTCTGCCAAACCTTTTATGAAACCCGCAAAAACTGCATCCCGTGCTGCCTGTATCAGTGCCATGCAGGATAAATTTGAAGAGGAGGTCAGAAAGCTGTGAGTGTACTATCAGATATCAATACGGCTTTGGAGCCTTTGGGCATACCGCTTGAAACGGGTGTCTTTAAGGATGATGCACCGGAGAAATATATCGTAATTGTGCCTATGGCAGACAGCTTTGCACTTCATTCGGATAACGCTCCCGGATGCGATATCCAGGAGGCACGAATTTCCCTGTATGCCAAAGGCCGTTATACCAAAGAGAAAAATGCAATCGTCCGTGCTGTGCTTGGCGCGGATTTTACCATAACTGACCGAAGATACATCGGTTATGAAACAGAAACAGGCTACTTCCATTACAACGTGGATGTGGCAAAACATTATGAAATGGAGGAATAATCAATGGCTACTATTGGTCTTGACAAACTTTATTATGCCAAAATCACCGAGGATGAAAACGGCAACGAAACCTATGCATCTCCGGTACAGTTGGCAAAGGCAATGACCGCTGATTTGTCGGTGGAACTTGCAGAAGCAACCCTTTATGCCGATGACGGTGCATCCGAAATCGTGAAGGAATTTAAGTCCGGCACTCTTTCTTTGGGTGTGGATGATATCGGTGCTTCTACGGCATCCGACCTTACAGGTGCTACCATCGATGCAAACGGTGTCGTGGTTTCCACAAGTGAGGACGGCGGTGAGCCTGTGGCTGTGGGATTTAGAGCAAAGAAGTCTAACGGCAAGTACAAGTATTACTGGCTGTACCGTGTGAAGTTCGGTATCCCTGCCACAAGCCTTGCTACCAAGGGTGACAGCATTACCTTCTCAACGCCTACCATCGAGGGTACAATCCTTCGCCGTAACAAAGTGGACGGTCAGAATAAGCACCCTTGGAAGGCAGAGGTAACCGAAGGAGATGCTGCTGTTGCAGCAGATATCATCACAAACTGGTATCAGGAAGTATATGAACCTTCCTATGCTACCGAGGCTGCGGAATAAGGAGGATATGACACATGGATAATGAACGCTCTGCAATTATCAATATCGGTGGTGACGAGTATGAACTGCTTTTGACCACCAAGGCTACCAAGGAAATTGCAGGACGCTACGGCGGTCTTGAGAACCTTGGCGACAAGCTGATGAAATCTGAGAACTTCGAGATGGCTATCGGCGAAATCGTGTGGCTGATTACCTTGCTTGCCAATCAGTCCATCCTTGTTCACAATCTGAAGAACAAGGAAAACAAAAAGGATGTCCTTACGGAGGAAATGGTGGAACTTCTGACCACACCTCTCGATTTGGCAGATTACAAGGCTGCCATTACCGAGGCTTTGTATAAGGGCACCAAGAGAAATGTGGTCAGTGAGGCTGACTCAAAAAACGTGGCGGTCGAGTAAGTGACGATGAGTTATTTACTCGACTTTTATATTACGGCATCGCCCATCTTCATCTGACCCAGGATGAGGTGTGGTTGATGTCATTTGGTCTGCTCCTGGATTTATGGGAGTGCCACAAACAGTATAACGGGCTTGCGAAGCCTGTGAGGGAATATTTCATTGATGACATTATTCCTGCCGGAATCTGATGAAGGAGGTGGTTTGAATGGCAGATGATTTTGGCTTAAAAATCGGTCTTGAGGGCGAAAAAGAATTCAAGAAGGCACTGTCCGAAATCAATCAGTCCTTCAAGGTTCTCGGCTCGGAAATGAAGGTCGTACAGTCGCAGTTCGACAAAAACGACAGTTCCGTAGAAGCACTCACGGCAAGAAACCAGGTGCTGAATAAGGAAATCGAGGCACAAAAACAGAAAATCGAAACGCTCCGACAGGCTCTTACCAATGCCTCCGAGTCCTTCGGTGAAAATGACCGCAGAACGCAGGCATGGCAGATTCAACTTAATAATGCTACGGCGGCGCTCAATGATATGGAGCGTGAACTCGACCGTAACAATACGGCTCTTGATGAGGCGGAGCGTGAAATGGACGATGCCGCCGACGCTGCGGATGATCTGGAAGAAGAAATCGATGATGCCGGGGATGCTGCCGATGACTCCGAGGGTAAGTTCTCTAAACTCGGTTCTACGCTGAAAACGGTCGGTGTGGCAATGGGAGCGGTGGTCACGGCTGCCGCTGCCGCCGCAGTTTCCCTTGGTAAAGCCGTGGTGGAAGCATACGGCGAGTATGAGCAGTTGGTTGGTGGTATCGACACGCTGTTCAAGGATTCCTCTGCATCATTGCAGGAGTACGCCAATAACGCCTATAAGACGGCGGGTATGTCGGCAAATGACTATATGTCCACGGTCACTTCTTTTTCTGCATCCCTTATTTCTTCTCTCGGTGGTGATACCGAGGCGGCAGTGAAATATGCGGATATGGCCATTACCGACATGGCGGATAACGCCAATAAGATGGGTACGGATATTGGACTCATCCAGAACGCATACCAGGGATTTGCCAAGCAGAACTATACGATGCTGGACAACTTGAAACTTGGTTACGGCGGCACAAAGACCGAAATGGAGCGTCTGCTTGCCGATGCACAGGCTATTTCCGGCATTGAATATGACATCAGTTCCTATGCGGATGTGGTGGAGGCTATCCACGTCATTCAGGAAAGCATGGGAGTGGCAGGAGCAACGGCAGCAGAAGCCGAGCATACCATTGAGGGTTCTATGAACGCCATGAAGGCTGCCATCGATAACCTTATTGTAGGTTTCGGTGATGCGGATGCCGACATTGAGATGCTATGCAACAATGTGGTGGATGCCTTCCAGGATGTGATGACAAACATCACTCCGGTAATTGAAAACATTATCTCGGCACTGCCAACGGCTCTGAATGCACTGCTCTCGACCGTGGGAGAACTTCTTCCTACGCTGTTGGACACGGTGGTTGACCTGTTCTCCCAGGTGCTGAACACCATACTGACCATGCTGCCGGAACTTATCCCCGTGGTGATTGAAGCGTTAATGACCATCGTGAACACGCTGATAGAAAATCTGCCACTGCTCATCGATGCCGCCATTCAGATAGTGATGTCTTTGGTACAGGGCATCGGAGAGGCTCTGCCTACGCTGATTCCAACGGCGGTGCAAGCGGTTATTACCATTGTTCAGAGTCTTATTGACAGTTTGCCGATGATACTGGATGCAGCATTGCAGCTTATCCAGGGTCTTGCAGATGGTTTGCTTACGGCAATTCCCGTGCTGATTGAGGCACTGCCGTCCATCATACTTGCCATTGTGGATTTTGTGATTGGGGCAATCCCTCAAATCATAGACGCGGGCATTCAGTTACTGACTTCGTTGGTTTCTGCATTGCCGGAAATCATTGTGGCAATTGTGGAGGCAATACCGCAGATTATTGATGGCATTATCACGGCGGTGCTTGGTTCGATTCCGCAGATTATCCAAGCGGGTATCGATTTGCTTGTTGCCCTTATCCAGGCATTACCGGAAATCATCACAACCATTGTGGCGGCAATTCCGGAGATTATCGGTTCTGTGGTAAATGCTCTTATAAACAGCATTCCGCAAATCGTACAGGCAGGTGTTACGCTTCTTACTTCTTTGATTAAGAACCTGCCTACTATCATCGTGGAAATCGTAAAAGCCGTACCGCAAATTCTGTCCGGTTTGGTTTCTGCCTTTGGTAAGGGTGTATCTCAGCTTGCCAATGTCGGTGCAAACCTTGTAAAGGGTCTGTGGCAGGGTATCCAGTCCCTTGCCGGATGGCTTTGGGATAAGGTGTCCGGTTGGATTTCTTCCATCTGGGACGGCATCTGCGACTTTTTCGGTATTCACTCGCCTTCGGATGAGATGGCGTGGATTGGTGAAATGCTTGTGGAAGGTCTGGCAGGCTCCATCAATACCAATGGTAAAGATGCGGTTGCTGCCGCTGAAGGTATGAGCAAGGACATCAACGATGTGATGCACAGCCTTGCTGATGATATGACTACGGCACTTCCTACGGACTTTAGTGTGAATGGTACGGTCAACCGTAATGATACGGTATCCGGTGCAGGATTCGGCACAGGTGCACTTATCACCATTCAGCAGATGATTGTCCGAAGCGAAGAGGATATCCGTAAGATTTCCCAGGAACTCTACAACTTGATTCAGAGTGGCTCCCGTGCACAGGGACACTTCACTACGGCATAAAGGAGGGGTTTGACCTATGGGTTTTATTTTTAATGACATTACGTCGGGCAGCATGGGCATCAAAGCCCGCCTGACTTCCTGGCAAGTGTGTGGTAAGATGCGTAATTTTACCACCACTGTGCCGGGTAAATACGGTGTTGCAGATTTCGGTGCTGATTTCGATTACCGTGAAATCAATGTCCACTGCAACATTTACCCGAAACACAACTTTACGGCATTGGTATCTGCCTTGGACGATATCGCAGCATGGCTTGACCCTGTGCAGGGGTTACGCCAACTTATTTTTGATGATGTGCCAGACAGATACTTTATGGCAAGACTTAACGATGCGGTGGACTGTGAAAGGCTCATCCGCTCGGCAGGTTCTTTTGATTTGAAGTTCTTCTGCCCAGATCCTTTCGGTTATGCCATCACCGATGAAACTTTCTCCATCACGGAGGAAGGCTCTCACACCGTGACCCGTGCAATCGGTAATATTGAGTCGTTGCCAATTTATCGTATCAGCGGTGTGGTGACCGCCGGGGCAAGCAATTATATCAGTATTACCACAAATGGCGCGGAACTGAAAATTGTAAACGCAACGCTGTCAGAGGGAGAAACCCTGGTTGTGGATACGGATAAAATGACCGCCTATGTGGTGGATGAAAACGGAGAAACACTCCGCAACGGTCTGCCGTATTTGCAGGAACTGAACTTTCCGACCCTTGCTGTCGGAGATAACACCGTCACCGTGGAGGTAAGCAATGCTACGCTGACGGAATTACAGATACAAGCCAAGAGCAGATGGAGGTGACGGCATGGCTCTGAAAATGATACTGAATAAGCAGACAGATTTTACAGGAGAATTTCCTGCGGAGTATGCTGCCTCCGGTCTGTGGCGTTTTAACGAGTCTGCACCGGATGAAGATACGGCACTTGCCGATTCCTCCGGTAATGGCAGAAACTTTACCATCGTCAATTGGAGTGGTACAACGGCAAACTTAAGTAAAAGTCCGAAAGGCAGACAGATTCGTTTTAATATCAATAATCCGACATTTGAAAAGACTCACCTGCAGGTGACCAATGACGGCAGCATCTTTGCTAACCTCGGTGAGCGTATCATTGTGGGTGGTTGGATGTGTCCTACCACTTATTCTGTCGGTAATACCTTCTGTCCGATATTCAATACCCGTTACGGTCCGGGACAGCCGATTTTCTATTTGTCCCTGTATTCCGGCAAACCGAGAATTATGCTTTATAACTCTTCTGGCAGTCTTATCCTCGATAAGACCGTGACCCCATCCTTTGCACTGAAGAATGGCGGTTGGTATTTTATCGCAGGAGTCATTGAACCGAATAACAAGAAGTTCACCTATGTGGTAGGCGACCGTTCCACAGGAGAAGTGTGGAAGTCGGATGCTCTGTCCTTTACGGGAACGTTGAATGCATCCTGCACGGCGGATCTGGTTATCGGTATGCACGCCACAAGCTATTATTATGCAGGAGGCTTTGACGATTGGTTTTTAGATTGCGATTCACAACTTACGGCAGATGATTTGGTGGACTATTTTAATGCCACCATTCTCTGTAACGGTGCTGACAGTTCCGCTGATGTGGATGCTCTTACCGATGCAAGCGGTGTAACGCTGAAAGCAACGGATGGTGTCTATCCGGAAAGCGGTATTCTTTATACCAAGGCAGTGGAGTGCAATCTTTCCGGCACGGGCAAGGTGTCCTATACAAGTGAGTATGTGGCAGGAACAACGGCAGTGGCATCGGTGGAAACCTCCACCAGTGATGACCTCACCGATTGGAGTGATTGGGTTGCTGTCGGAACGGACGGCAAGCTGCAATCACCGAACCGAAATTATATCCGCTTTAAAGTCACGCTGACCACAACGGATACAAGTAAAACACCGAAACTCATTGATATCCGCCTTTATGACATTCCAAAGGCGCCTTATGAGAAAATCGGCTATGCCCGTCCTGTTGTACTTGATGATAACGGTGCGTGGGAGGCCATTTTGGAGAATGCCTACGATATCATCGTTACGGGCGAAATCAATGGTGAGGATACGCTGACCTTTTCCATTCCGTTTCGTGACAGCAAACGAAAGTACCTGGAGAATGAAAAGAAAATCCAGATCGTGGATGATGTGTATAAAATCCGTACCGTTACCGATGTGAAGGACAGCACCGGAAATACCGTCACGCAGATTTATGCCGAGGCGGAGTTTTACGATTTGACCTTCTCTGTCCGTAAGGAAGAAAAAAAGTTTGATGCGGAAACTGCGGATGTTGCAATGGCGTATGCCCTTGCTGATACCGAGTGGAGTGTGGGAACGGTCAATGTTACCACCAAGCGAACATGGACTTCCACGGAAAAGAACGCTCTTTCCATCCTCCGTAGCGTTGCCAATCTTCACGGCGGCGACCTTGTTTTTGACTGTCCGAACCGACTGGTGCATCTGCTGACGGTAAATGGCAAAGACAGCGGTGCCTTGTTTGCGTATAAGAAGAATATGAAAAGCATCGAGCGTGTTGTGGACACCCGCTCCCTTGTAACAAGGCTTTATGCGGTTGGTGCCAACGGAATGACCTTTGCCGACATCAACGGAGGCAAGCCTTACCTTGAGGATTTCACTTATTCCAAGGAAGTGCGTATTACTACTTTGGATTGTTCTTCCTTTACCAACCCGTATCAGATGAAGGAATACACGGCCATGCGCCTTGCGGAATACTGCAAGCCTTCCGTTTCCTACGTGCTGAATGCGATGGACTTGTCCGTGCTGACAGGATATGAGCATGAAGCGTGGAACCTCGGTGATTATGTCCGTGTGGAAGATAAGGACTTGGGACTTTCTGTTACCACCCGTATCGTGCGCCGTGAATACAACCTGCAGGAGCCTTGGAACACGGTATTGGAACTTTCCACCACGCTCAAAAACCTCGGCAGTTCGGTCAGTTCCATTGATACCATTGCCGATGCTTTGGAAGGCACAGGAATGGTATCCAACAACGATATCCGTGAACTTGTGCCGTTCAATCATCTGCGAAACTCCCGTGCCGATGATGGACTTGCTTATTGGGTCAGTTCCGGTTTTGAGGCAGACGGAGAAAACGGTGCATCCGGCACAGCATCCTTTAAGGCTGTGGGTGTGGAAGGTATGACCTTGAGCCTTGCCCAGACCGTGTATCCGTCCAACCGTAGCAGTTATACACTGTCGGCACAGATTGCTTCGGATGACTTAAAGAAGCTATCTGATGATGCCCAGGTGGGCATTGAGGTGGTTATCGAATACGAGGACGGCAGCACAGAAACAAGATTTATTGATTTGTACTGATGGAGGTGCTTATGGCTTATTTTTCTAAAACATCGGAGAAGATTACGCCGGAAAGCTACTTCTCCAAAGTGAAATCCATTACAGTGCGTGTGTGCATTACTAATTGCACAGGCACTTTGTATATTACAGACCTTTTGCTACAGCCCGGTTCTGTAGCCACGGGATGGGTAGGTCATCCTTGCGAGATGAAGTGGGTATTGGATGGCTAATCCGGTATTCATCCGTCTTGCCGAGGTCATAAACAAAAAGCAGGATATGCGTGTCATGAGCGTAACGGTGAAACCTACCGTCACCAACTGCTCCGGCACGATTTGGTTTACCGACCTTATGTTGCAAGAAGGACCGGCACTGACAGGCTATGTGCCACATACCGAGAGTCGACTTAAGGAAGATACCAAGGTATGGTTCAACGGTGTGGTTCGTTCCAAAGAAACGGTCATTATCTGCAACGTCGGTGATACATCTGGTGGTCTTGATGTCCATATCTATCCGAAATCCGATATGGCGGCAGGCTCGGTGCAGCTTGCCCAAGGTGTGGGTGGACAAAAGGTTGTGTTTCCTAACAGACTTTCTGCGGAGGATGATTTGGCTCTGCTTGCTTCGATAAGGGAATGCACCAAAAACGGCATTCAAGAGCCGAAAGAGGGCTTTTACCAATATAGCGCCGCTTGGGATTCCAAGCACAAAGTCACCTTGGAGGACGGCAAGTCAGCCAGGGTGCTTTTTGAATTGCAGCAGATGTCGGATGGAGGTGTTTCGATTTGAGGGATAAATTAAAAGGCAAACGCATCATGGTGTGGACATTCATGGGCAATGCCCGTATGTATGAGGCTCTCCGTGATTACGGCGACCGTATCGACACCATTGGTCTGTTTTCTTTCAAGGTGGATGCCACGGGAACGATTACCGAGAGCGGTGTTCCCATCAGCAATATGCTGACCTATATTAACAAATGGCCGCATATCCGATGGTTGCTGACCGTTGCTAATGATGGTGCAAATTCTATCTTTAAGGCTTTGCGTAACAATACGAATGGCGCACAGGACACCTTCTGTTCCGAACTTGTCCGAATCATGGAGAAATACCCGTGGTGCAATGGCGTGGATATCGACCTGGAAAAGGGTGATGATTATTCTACCCATGCAGCGTCCACAGCTATGTTCAAACATATCTATGAAACGGTAAAAGCCTATGATTCTACCAAGGAGATGAATATCTGTCTGCCGGGTATGACTTCGGTTAACGGCTCGGTTGGTGGCGAAAACTGGTGCGTATATGGTGATTTGGATAAATACTGTGATACGGCTTCTATTATGAGTTACGGTATGGCTTGGGCGGGTTCTGCTCCCGGTCCTGTTTCTCCAAGGAGCTGGCTTGAGGGAATTTACGATTATGCAACGAAAGTTATGAATCCCGACAAGGTATTCCTCGGTATGCCTGCCTACGGTTGGAACTGGCAGATTTATGACACGCCGGAGAACCTAGGCAAATATTACCGAGGTACATCCCACACCTATTATGCTGCGAAATACTGGATGCAGGGCGTTTACAACTTTACCGATGACGCACCTCCGCAGCCGTTCATTCCTATAGTTTCCTATTGGGATGACTACGATATGGGGCCGTGGGCATTGCCCCATGTGTATGACTACATGGAAGGCAGAGATGCCGTTTCAAAGGAGTATCCGCAGATGTCGGAAACCTACAACCGCAGACGCTATCTGACCGCTTATGCCAAACAGCAAAAGACGGAGTTCGGAGATATTCTTATCGACCACAATGCCGAGCCGGACAGTTATTCCGGTGTGGTATCCGTGTCTGAAACCTTGGTAACTCTCGGTGATGAGGGTTCTGCCACCTACAAGTTCACTATTGATGAGGACGGCACCTACGATGTTGCCATTCGCCTATGCTATCCGTTTTGGGATAAGAACAGCATTTACGCATCGTTGGACGGCAGCATGGTTCACTTTTCCGAGGATAGGATTTGGTGGCCATATTGGAGGACTACCTTCTGGGCAACTCTCGCCAAGGGAGTAAGCCTATCTGCCGGAGAGCATACACTGACCATTTCTGTTGGCGTCAACGGTGTGCAGTTCTATGGTTTCCGTGTCTGCACGGATTTTTCGGAAGAACCCACTGCAGGTCAAGCGGAATACACCCTTGCTCCTCGTAAGTTTAAGGATGTAAACGGTGATATGGTGGGACCCGCCACAGGGTTCAAGCTGACATTGGAAATGCTACGCAGAAAGCCTGACTCGGCATTGGTTTGGTATGAGGACTTTCGTGATGAGCAGAAAATCCCGGAAAGTTACTGGACGGTTCTCTCCGGCGAATGGGATGTATGGCAGGAGGATTTGCCTTATGGTGATACAAGCCGACCATACTCACAGCTTGAGGGTTACGGTCAGCTTGCTTGGAATTATAACGGCTTTTCCGATATCCATCTGAGGGCACAGATTATCTTCCCGGAAAACGGTGGCGGCAAAGCGGGTGTGTTCCTCGGTTCGCTGTTTTGCTGTTTTAACTATGACAGCCAGTGCATCGAACTGTATGAGGGGTCTACACTCAAAGGCAGCTATGCCACTGATTTCTCACAAACCGCAAAGGCTGACCTTCGCACCAATCCCAATATCTATACCATTGAGATGCGTAAGCGTGGAAATAAGGTGCGAGTTTATTCCTCTGCATCCTATACGCTACGATTTACGGCAACGGTCAGCGATATCAGCGGTTATGCAGGCATCCGCTCCGATAACCAAATCAACTGCCAACTGCTCCGTTTGGGTGACGCCTGGACGTATGAGCCATATGAGAGGTTCGATGTGGTAATGCCGGACGGAACGGAGACTTCTTTCGGCAGGATTGAGCGTAGCAACTGCACATGGGATGAGGAGTTCCAAGTGTTCACGCTGACTTCCGATGTGGAGGAATCGTCCACAAGGGATGAAAGTATCTCCCTGGACTATGAGTTCTACCATTCCCATGTGATGGCTTTGGAGTGTGGCAATGACTACACGGCAAAAATCATCCCAAGGGATATCAATATATGGATTTCAAGGATGTTCCTTGGAGATGCAGACGGCTTTTCAATTCTGTATTACCAGGATGTGGACAGCCTGATCTATTGGGCGAACCAGGCAGCATACCGATGGAAACTGCGAGGGATGTGTATGTGGTCCCTTGGGCAGGAGGATATGCGAGTATGGGAGTGGCTGCCCAAGCAAACTGAATAACGGCTTTACGGGGTATCCGCCATGTGGTGGGTGCCCTTTTTGCATACAAAAAATTATGAAAGCGAGGATTTAACTATGAAGGATTTATGGAACACCATTCAAATCATCTTTGCCGCCATCGGTGGTTGGCTCGGCTGGTTTCTCGGTGGGTTTGACGGTCTGCTCTATGCACTGATTATTTTCGTGGTTGTGGATTATATCACGGGAGTCATGTGTGCCGTTGTGGACAAGAACCTTTCCAGTTCGGTTGGGTTTAAGGGCATTTGTCGAAAAGTGTTGATTTTTGCGATGGTAGGAATCGCACACGTCCTGGATGCCAATGTCATCGGTGACGGCAGCGTACTGAGAACGGCGGTCATTTTCTTCTATCTCTCCAATGAGGGCGTGAGCCTTTTAGAAAACGCATCCCACCTTGGTTTGCCGATTCCGGAGAAGATGAAGGAAATCTTGGAGCAGCTCCATGACCGCGACAATAAGGAAAGTGAGGGAAAGTAACATGAATTTACACAAACTTATTTTAACGGAAAACGCCTGTTACAAAGCAGGCAGGAAAATCACGGTTAAGGGTATCATGGTTCATTCCACGGGTGCAAATAACCCGAACCTAAAACGCTATGTAGGTCCTGATGATGGTTTGCTCGGTAAAAACCAGTACGGCAATCATTGGAACACCTACCATCCCGGCGGCAGAGAGGTCTGTGTTCATGCCTTTATCGGCAAGTTGGCTGACGGCACGATTGCCACATACCAAACTCTCCCTTGGAATCATCGTGGTTGGCACGCTGGGGGCAGTGCAAACAACACGCATATTGGTTTTGAAATCTGCGAGGACGGTCTTTCGGATTATGCCTACTTTAAGAAGGTGTACCGTGAGGCCGTTGAACTTTGTGCCTACCTCTGTAAGGAGTACGGTTTGACCGAACAGAACATCATCTGCCATTCCGAGGGTTACAAGCAGGGCATTGCATCCAACCACGGCGATGTGATGCACTGGTTTCCAAAGCACGGCAAGAGCATGGATACCTTCCGTGCCGAGGTCAAGGCACTCCTGGCGTCTACCGATGAGGAGGAAACCGAAACTCCTGCAGAGCCTACGGTGACATATCCCGAAAAGCTGACTACTGGTTATTACCGTGTGCGTAAGACCTGGAAGGACAGCAAATCCCAGGTAGGTGCGTATCGTATTCTTTCCAATGCAAAGGCGGCCGCAGATAAGAACCCTGGTACTTTTGTTTTTGCCAATGACGGCACTGCCATTTATCCTGCCGACAGCACAGCCGAGCCGGATTACCGTGTCCATACGGTTGTGAAGGGCGATACCCTTTGGGATATTGCCGTGAAATATCTCGGCAAAGGCAGCAGATACACCGAAATCAAGAAACTGAATGGACTTTCTTCCAATGTGATTTATAGCGGTTGGAAACTCAAAATTCCGAACTAACACGATGCCCTTTGAGGATTTTTCCTTGAAGGGCATTATTTTTTTGCCTTTAGGGGGTTCGATTCAGCCTGTCTTTTCGCTTATAGGCAGAGGGAACATTTCCACCGTTCCCCGGACTGGAGAAATCACAATGGAAGTAAAACAGATTGAGAATTTTAAGATACCTAACGCCGTGGCACACGAGATTACGCAGGAGGAATTGCAGCGTGAATACGACTTTTACATGGCACAGAAAATGCTCGAAACCATGTTCATGTTCGGCATGATTTCTGTGGATGAATTCCACAAAATATCGGCTGTAAATCGCAAAACTTTCTCCCCGTTTTTGTCAGAGATTATGGGCTAAATAACTTGATATTTCTGCGATAGTACGGGAATATGTCACTACCCAAAAAGCGAGGTGAGTTGATGAAAAAGATAACGAAAATCGGGGTAAACGAAACCCTGATTCAAAAGAAAAAGCTGAAGGTTGCAGCCTACTGCCGTGTATCCACAGCCAGTGATGAGCAGCTTATCAGCCTTGAGGCACAAAAGGCCCATTATGAAAATTACATCCGTTCCAATGACGAATGGGAGTATGTGGGTCTTTACTATGACGAAGGAATCACGGGTACAAAAAAGGATGTCCGTGCCGGACTTCTTTCTATGATTGCTGATTGTGAGGACGGCAAGATAGAGTTCATCATTACCAAGTCTATCAGCCGATTTGCGAGAAATACTACAGACTGCTTGGAGATGGTTCGCAAACTGATCGGCCTTGGGGTTCATATTTATTTTGAGAAAGAAAACATCAATACGGGGACAATGGAAAGCGAGTTGATGCTCTCTATTTTAAGCGGACTTGCAGAAAGCGAATCGATTTCCATTTCAGAAAATACGAAGTGGGCCATTCAAAGACGATTTCAAAACGGAACCTTTAAAATTTCCTATCCACCCTATGGCTATCAAAACATGGATGGTCAAATGATAGTAATTCCTAAGCAGGCTGAAATTGTAAAGTATATTTTTGCAGAAGTGTTATCGGGTAAAGGTACACAGAAAGTTGCAAATGATCTTAATCAAAAGGGTATCCCTTCAAAAAGAGGTGGCCGTTGGACGGCTACTACCATTCGAGGAATTTTGACTAATGAAAAATATACTGGTGATGTACTTTTGCAAAAGACCTATACTGACAGCCATTTTAACAGGCACACCAATTACGGTGAGAAAAATATGTACTTAGTAGAAAACCATCATGAGGCAATTATTAGCCATGAAGATTTTGAAGCTGTAGATGTCGTTCTCAATCAGAGAGCAAAGGAAAAAGGCATCGAAAAGCGCAACAGTAAATATCAAAACCGATATTGTTTCTCCGGCAAAATCAAATGTGGAGAATGTGGCGGCACCTTCAAGCGTAGGCAGCATTACAAACCGAGCGGAGATTATGTGGCTTGGACTTGCGGAACGCACCTGGAAAGTAAAAAAGATTGTTCTATGCTTTACATTTCCGATGAGGGCATTAAGTTCGCATTCCTTACCATGATGAACAAACTGGTATACGGCCACAATGCGATACTGAAACCGCTCCTGCGAACCCTGCGTGGCATGGATGACAAAGACAGGCTGCTCCGTATTCAGGAGTTGGAATGCCAAATGGAAGAAAACACTGATAAAAAGCAAACGCTTACAAGCCTTATGGCAGCAGGGTTCTTGGAGCCTGCCGTTTTTAACAAGGAAAATAATGTACTTGTAGTAGAAGAACAACGTCTGCGTTCGGAAAAAGAGCAGTTGCTGAATTCCGTAGGCGGTGACAAGGTTAAGGTCAAGGAACTCCAAAGGCTGATGTCTTTTACTACCAAGGGTGAGATACTGACCGAATTTGAGGATGAAATATTCCTCGCCTTTGTGGACAGCATTACGGTTGAATCAAGAAAAAAGATTATCTTCCATTTGAAATGTGGACTGAATTTAGCGGAAAGGTTGGTGATGTAAATGACAGCACATATTCCCTACGGATATCGCATCGAGGACGGAAAAGCGGTTGTGGATGAAGTCCAGGCAGAACAGGTCAGAACCTTCTTCAAAGAGTATATTTCCGGCAAGGCACTGATGGTGGCAGCCGAAATGGTAGGCTTGAAGTTGTTCCACGGCAGTGCCGGACGAATGCTCCGAAACACTCATTACCTTGGGGATGAATATTACCCTGCCATCATAGATCAGGAATTGTTCGACAAGGCAGAAGAGGAACGTCAGTCGAGAGCCAGTCAGCTTGGCAGGGTCAGAGAATTAAAGGTTAAGGAAACACCTGCCGTTCCCCTGCATTTTACAATGGGAAAGCAGATACAGGAATTTGACAATCCATTCAAACAGGCTGAATACGCCTACAGTTTAATAGAAAGCGAGGTGGAAACGAATGGAGGCAACTAAGAATATTACCGTAATTCCGGCGCGAAGACGTGTCGGCAATACCGTGAATAAAGAAGTAAAGCCAAAGCTAAAAGTCGCAGCGTACTGCCGTGTTAGTACCGACAGCGATGAGCAGGCTACCAGTTATGAGGCACAGGTGGAGCATTACACGGATTTTATTAAAAAGAACCCCGAATGGGAGTTTGCAGGAATTTTCGCTGACGATGGAATAACAGGCACTAACACCAAAAAGCGTGAGGAGTTCAATCGCATGATTGATGAGGCAATGGCGGGCAAAATCGATATGATTGTTACCAAGTCCATCAGCCGATTCGCAAGAAATACCCTGGACTGCCTCAAGTATATCCGACAGCTTAAGGAAAAGAACATTCCCGTGTATTTCGAGAAAGAGAATATTAACACGATGGATGCCAAGGGCGAGGTTCTACTTACCATTATGGCGAGCCTTGCACAGCAGGAAAGCCAGTCACTTTCGCAGAATGTGAAGTTGGGTTTTCAGTATCGATACCAACAGGGACAGATGACTGTAAACCACAATCGTTTTCTTGGATTTACCAAGGATGAAAAGGGGCAGCTTATCATTGAACCCGATGAGGCTGTGGTGGTCAAACGCATTTACAGGGAGTACCTTGAAGGTGCAAGTTTGCAGCAGATAGGCAGAGGCTTGGAGGCTGATGGTATTTTGACGGGTGCCGGAAAGAAAAAGTGGCGTCCTGAAACCCTGCAGAAAATCCTAAAGAACGAAAAATACATCGGTGACGCACTTCTTCAGAAAACCTATACAGTGGATTTCTTGGAGAAAAAGCGTGTGCCGAATAACGGCATTGTTCCTCAGTATTATGTAGAGAACAGCCACGAAGCCATTATCCCCCGTGACCTTTATATGCAGGTGCAGGAAGAAATGATAAGACGTGCCAACCTTCACAGCGGGCAGGAACGAAAAAAGCGTGTTTACAGTAGCAAGTATGCACTTTCAAGTATCGTGTACTGCTCCAAGTGCGGTGACATTTACCGCAGAATCGCATGGAACAACAGAGGTAAACATTCCATCGTGTGGCGTTGCTGCACCAGGGTGGAACACGGTCCGGGAGCCTGCGCTGCCGATACGATACAGGAATCCGAACTTCAGAACCTTGTGGTAAGAGCCATCAACATGGCACTCTGCAAAAAGGATACCATGAGCGAAAACTTGCAGAAAAATGTCGAGGCGGTGCTTACCGGAGCAGACGGCATTCCGCTTGACGAAATTGACAGCCGTTTGGAACAGCTACAAAAGGAACTCCTAAAGGTAGCCAACGCCAAAGGAAACTACGATAGCATCGCAGATGAGATTTACCACCTTCGAGAAGTAAAGCAGAACGCCTTGGTGGACAATGCCGAGCGTGAAGGCGTGAAACAGCGAATCAGCGAAATGCAGCAGTTCCTTGCAGAGCAGACGCAAAATATCACCGAATATGATGAGCAGTTGGTTCGCAGACTGATTGAGAAAATAACGGTCTACGAAGAAAAGGTTACGGTGGAGTTCAAATCCGGCACAAGCGTGGACGTAAGAAGATAAAGAAATATTCCCTACAGTTAGCACCTTGCAGAAATGCAGGGTGTTTTCTGTCTAAAGGAGTTGTGTAAATTTGTCCGTGAGTATTGACAAATTTACTAATCGGTATTATAATATATAATGTTAAAGTGTAAATGGACGGAGGTTATTCGATGAGAAAAAGTATATCTTTTAATGTAGACGCAGATGTGTTTGATAAATTTAACATGGCGCTTAATCTTTCCGGTGAAACATCTGACGAGGCTGCAGATTCGTGCCTTCGTTGGTATATTGCCCAGGCTTTCGGAAATGTATCGAAGGAATATACACCGAGGGCAACAAGGGTATCTGATAGTGCAGATAAAGATTTTTACGGTAAGGCAATTCAACGCATACCAATGTGGGCGTTAAAGCCAAGCCAATATAATCATAAGATAATCAAAGCCTACTTTATGGCAGAACATATCGCAGGAGAAGCAACCCTGCTGATGATGGAGCGTTTGTGCAGTGATAAAGAACGCCCGGATTTGTATGTTCCTACTTTCAAAAATAACTATTCACAGATGAAACTGGACGGTCCTAAATCTCATGGTAAGGTTTTTGAGGATGACGGTGACCGAGTTTGGATCTGGGATGAAGTAGAAGAAACCCTTATGAAATATAAGAACAGTTTTTATGTAGAGGAGGCATAACGATGAGCGTTTTAATTGATAACAGCATTACGATTTATGAGGCTCTTGAGCATATCAAAGACGGAAAATATGTTATGCCAGCATTCCAAAGACAGTATGTATGGAGTATGGAACAGATTGAAAAACTGTGGGACTCCATTCTTTTGGATTATCCTATCGCCACTTTCCTGTTCTGGCACGTGGATGATGACAATGTGAGCTGGGACACCTATTTCTGTAATTTCCTGTCTGAGGTTACCTTTGATAGCAGAAAACAGGCTGACAGCGTAAATTATGAATTAAGCAATATCGATGTTAAGATGACCGATACGGCAGTTCTGGACGGGCAGCAGAGACTTACCTCTCTGTTTTTATCCCTTTTCGGACGTGCCTATATCAGACAAAAACACGCAAGAAAAAAGATTGTTGGCGGCACGGTTGTAAAATTGCTTATCGAACTGAATAAGCACAAACTGACCGTTGACGAGGAAGAATATAACAGTAAAAAATATGACATCAAGTTTACTGAGAAGGTAGGTAAACTGAGTCCTACACAATTTGAAATCCGTGAAATCCTCAGTGATAAATTCCGTGACGATACTACGAGAGAACAAGCCATTGAGTCAGCCATTTCTAATGTTCCGGCTGACAGCAAAGAGTATGCTCGTGATATCCTCAATAAACTGTATAACAAGATTTTTGTGGAAAAGTTAATCCGCTATACAGAAATCCAGGATATGAAACAAGACGATGCTCTGGAAATGTTCGTCCGTTTCAACAGTGGTGGTAAGGCTTTGAAAAAGCACGAAATTACGATGTCCATTTTGGAGGCATATTGGCCTAATGCAAAAACAGAGTTCGGAAGACTGCTCGTAGATTCCTATGTTGGATTCGGTTCTGATTTTATCGTTCGTTCTGCCCTTATGCTTTATGGTGATGTTGTAAAATCCAATATCAATAAGCAGATTGCAGAAGACCTCAAAAACAATTGGCAGGATTTTAAGAAGACCCTCAAGAACCTGGAATCAGTACTGAAAGACATGAAAATTGAGGTCAGCCGTTTTTCAAGTAGTTGGAACGTTCTGTTGCCTATTATTTATTTTATGTATTACAACCCGGACTATGCAAATAACCTGGACGGTATTAGAGCCTACTTGATTAGAGCGGTTCTGTTCACTTATTTCCAATCCGGTACCACAAGTAAGCTGCAGCAGATGAAGAGCAATATCAATGATAATGAATATGAAATCACGGTAGATATGCTTGAGCAGATGAATGACCTGCGTGTAACCGACGGCAAAATTGATGATATTATCAATTCCGAAAAAGGTAGCCGTGTTGCGGGTGAGGCACTCTACTTCCTGGGTCTTGATTGGATAAACAAAAACTTCAAGTATGAGCAAGACCATCTGCATCCTTATGACAGATTTGACAGTACAAAGCCGATTTCTGTATCTATGGATGATTGGCGCAGATGGCGTGGCAACAGAAACCGTCTGCCAAACCTTCAGCTGTTGGAAGGCAGAAGTAATGGTAGCAAGAATGCTATGCGCCTTGTGGACTACTACAACGATATGAATGATGAGCAGAAGGCAGTGTTTCACAAAGAGGCCCTTATACCAGATGGAGTTTCTCTCGAATTGGAAAATTTCGAAGAGTTCTACGAAAAACGTAAGGAACTGCTAACGGCAAAAATCCGTCAGTTATTAGGATAAAACAATCATAAATAGAATGGAGGTGTACCACAGTGGCTGATATGAAACAGATACACGATTTCGCTGTGAAATGGTGCGATAAGTTCAGAGACCAGAACATAAACTACATAGAACTCGTTGACCACTATATGGCTGACGATTGTGCTGCTCTTGGCTTTGAGATGGACTGTGGTCATGCCTTTTCAGAAAAATATAGTAATGCAGCAAATAATCATGAGGCTTTGGATAGGATTATTGATGATGTGACCGATATTACCTTGCTTGGCTCTGCAATCTATTCCCAATGGCGCTATTTCAATCATTGGGCATACACAGGTGCAGAAATTTTAGAACCACAAAATCGTGCCTGGTTTATTTTGGCGTTAAGCAGATTAGCTATGCTTTCCGGAGATAATCCGTTTATCTTCCAAGGAACCCTTAAAAAGATGCGTGTCATTTCTAACAATATTTGCTATGGTCCTATGCCAGAGCCGAATGAAGAAGTGGAACAGCATTTGACTATCAACAATGAAGGCCGTGTTTGGTTTTCTGGATATAATTTTGGTTGTGGCGGAGAACGATATGAGAAAGCCAGAAGTAAGAACTTCAAGATAGACAAAGATGCCACGGACAAGCTGTTTGATGCGATTGCAGCTTATTTTGGCAATGAGTATATGGAAGTTTTCGCTACAGATATTGGTGATTGGGTTATGGAACTGACCAATTCTGAAGGAATGACATACAAATTCAGAGGCTCTCTGTGTGCCGACTTCGACTATGAAGGTAAAGATTTATCCGACCTCGTCCGTGATACAGTGGGTATGGATGATTTGTATGTGTTTGATGGAAACTGCAAACCGGATGTGATAACAAAAGTCACCTTAGATTACCACAGGCTGACAAAAATTGAACCACGACACAAACCGGAAGATGCAGATTGGAAATTTGTAACCTGGGATTATACCGAGCATTTGGTTATCGACAGAGAAACGGAAACATTAGAGCATATTCAGAATATCGGTACAGGATGTAAGGTTTCACGTAAGTATGAAATCGAAGGCGGAATCGAGAGTCTGCTTGAGAATTTTGATGCAGAAGAGTTGTTTAGTCACATCGAAGGAAATCCCGATGATGTAATAGATACACCAAACGAAACCAAGGATTATACAATAACCATCGAGTATAAGAAAAATCCGAGCCGTACCATTGCGGGTAGCTACGATAAAAATGGTCTGCCGGAGGACTTCGCAGATTTTGCGGAAACGGTGTTTGACTTCATTCGTTTCTATGGTTTAGGAGAAATACTTGACCCATCAGTTTATGGCAAAGTAAAACGGCGCAAATCAGAATACATCTTTTGCAGCGTTACTTTTGATGAAGGTTACAAGAGTTATTATTATCTGACAGATGATGATAGCATTGAAATTGGTGACTTCGTGCTTGTGCCTGCAGGTAAGGATAACCATGAGGCGGTTGTAGAGGTAGTGAATATTGAGTATTTCAGTGAAGAAAATGTGCCTCTACCTATTGAAAAAACAAAGAGAATCATCCGTAAGTGTACGGACGAGGATTTCGACCCGCCTGTAGCGTAAGCGGAAAATTTGAATTTTTATGAGAGAAAAGGATGGCATTGGGTAATGTTAATTTGGTTAATAATAGGATTAGTTGCAGCAATTATTATGTTTGTAGGAGATATGTTGCTCTATTATGATAAAAAAGATTATGTGTCAGATGGAACATTTCATACTGTAATATCCTTAATGAAGAATATATCTGATAAGCGGTTATATAGTGGAGGCATTATAGGCCCAATAGCTGCTTTTTTATATTGTTTGGGATACATGCATATATTCTATATTATTCCTAAGAGTTGTTTTACGGTATCGGTAATTTGTTTCATGTTATGCAGTTTGGCTATTGTCGTGGGCGGTGCGTATCATAGCCATTGTTCGTATTTAGGCATTATTGGTAAAATTGATGACGAGAAATCCATGAATTCTGTTATAAAATATTTTAGCGCAATAAATATGGTTTCTATGATTTTTCAAGTGATTGGTTTATTGATATTGGCAGTTCTCATTGTTGGTGGATTTACGATATTACCGAGATGGATGGTACTATTAACGCCGGGGGTGTTGTATTTACTACTTCCTCTATGGAAGCGTCTGCCTAAAGGAATTCATATTATTGTTTGTGGAGGATGGGCTAATCTGATTTTTGTAATATATTATATGGCGTTGATTTTATATTATTTTATTTGATGAATTTGAATTTTCGTGATTACTTGTGATATAGGGATTCTGATGTTTAACAAATAAAAAGTAAAAAACTATGGAGGATATATGAAATTTATAGAAGAAGGTTTGAAAGATGCACCAGTGATTATGCTTATCCATGGTATGGGTTGTTCTGGTGAACATTCATTTAGAAATACTGTGATAAAACTAAAAAACGAATACAGAACCATTATTGTATGCCTTGATGGGTATGACAGCAGTGAATTCCCTTTTTCTTCAATATCTAATCAATCAGAAAAAATAGCGAAGTATGTCATTGAGAAATATAATGGGAAAATACATTTAATACTTGGAATGTCCATGGGAGGATTTATTACAATAGACCTTTTGAGTAGATTTAACATAGAATGCGATAAGGTAATATTGGATAGTGGATACATGAAACCATGGACAAGATTTAATGCAAAAATTATGTCCAAAATGGTTTCTTGGGGATTTGATAAGTTAATAAAAAGTAAAAGTAATCTAATTATTGAAAAAACAATGCAAACGTCAATGGGATATTGCTTCAAAAAAGAAGATTTATGTTCTGATGCAACAAAAGTAACGTTAAAGAATAGTGAATATTCATGTCTTACATATCAATTACCAGAACTCTCAAAATTGGAAACTATGAGTGTTGAATACTGGTATGGAAAAAAGGATAAGAATATGATTGAAGGAATGAAGGAAATAAAAAAACAACTTCCTAATATGAAAGAGATTTGTTTTGGAGACTACGGTCATGGAGAATTTATGTTTGAACACCCTGAAGAATACGCTGATATGGTTATTAAATCAGTAAAGAATTGTTAAGTGGCTAAATGAGAGTTAACTTTCAGTAATACAAAGAGAAAGCTTTGAAGTTGGTGGTGATTTATAAATGGACTTAAAAGCAAGAGCAAAGAAATTGAAAACGGATATACCTGCTTTGTTTTTAACATTAAAGGATAAGGATACACCGATACTTGCAAAAATATTTGCTGGAATAACAGTGGTGTATGCGTTGTCACCAGTTGATTTAGTTCCTGATTTTATACCTGTGCTTGGATATTTGGATGATGTAATTCTGTTACCAATGCTAGTTGCATTAACAATTAAATTTGTTCCAAAGGATGTGCTTGAAAGAAATCGTAAGCAAGCAGAAGGTATGTGGAGGGATGGCAAACCTAAGAAGTGGTGTTATGCTATTCCGATTGTAATGATATGGATTTTGATAATAGTATTGATACTGAAAGTAGTTATGTAAGTAGAATTTGAATTTGACGGAGGTAATATTGTATGTGGTTTGTATTCGCGTTACTGTCTGCAATATTTGCAGCACTTACCTCTATACTGGCAAAGGTCGGCATAGATGGAGTAAACTCAAATCTTGCAACTGCAATCAGAACTGTTGTGGTTGTAGTTATGGCTTGGGGAATGGTGTTTTTGACAAATGCACAAAATGGTATAACAGAAATTAGTAGAAAGAGCTGGATATTCTTAATTTTGTCAGGCTTAGCAACAGGAGCTTCTTGGCTATGTTACTACAAAGCATTACAGATTGGGGATGCGTCAAAAGTTGTACCGATAGATAAATTAAGTGTAGTAATTACTTTAGTATTGGCATTTGTGTTTTTACACGAAGAGTTTACAATTAAATCGTTGATAGGATGCATTTTGATTGGAATAGGAACATTGATAATGGTTTTGTGATTTTTACATAGAACAGAAAATTTCAGTTTTATGGATATGTTTCCACAAACGACTAAACAACGGAAAAGGCTATGGATATGTTCCCACGCTCGTAAAATCAGCAAAGACATTCAGCCTATCCTATCGAGCCACGTTGAGACGTGCGTACTACTATATAATAAAGAATATTACGAGAAGGAAGTTAAGGGGAAAGTGAAGGCTGAAGTGGTGACGGAAGTATAAATCGATATTTATGTATTATAAAGGGCATCTAGTTTTACAGCTAGGTGCTTTTTTAGTGCGTAAATAACAGAATGTCAATATAATTCCATTAATTTCATAAAAGTAATTGACTTAGACAATAAATAGTACTATAATAATTATATTGACTTAGACAATTTTTTAGGGAGGTGGATGATTGTTAGGATTAGAATACATTTTAGGTTTGTATAATATGCAGCATATAGAACTGGCAGAAAAATTAGGAATAAAAAAGCAAAATATAAACCTTTGGATTAAAGGAAAACAAAATATTCCTAAAAAATATCTCCCTGTACTAGAAGAGCTTTTTGGAATAGATAAAGAGTATTTTATTAAAGAGTTGACTGAAATAGAAAAGTTGGAAATTCAAAAAGAAAAGTTAAAAAAAGATTTGAAACCAGTTATCAAAAGCCATGAACAGCAGTTTATGATTGGAGAGATTAATGACTTAGTAGAAGTACCGATATATGATAAAGAAGAAATGAATACCATTGAGCGAAACATCGAAAAGGCAAAGCTCGTATCAAGATTTAAAGAAGCACTAGATATTATTGATAATAATCCATATATGGATACATATAAGCTGATGATAGAGTTGTTAGAAAAGGTTCAACATGAGGTGGTTCTCCATAAGACCATTGAAGCATTAGCCCATTATTATGAAGTATTACCAGACTGGGTGGTGAGTGAACCTGAACAAGAAGAATTTGAGGAAGAACTATTTGAAGTATTTGATGATCATAATTTTTAAGTAAAGGGAGGACAAAACAAATGTCAACAGGCAATATTGGATTTGAAGAAACACTATGGAAAGCAGCTGATAAACTAAGAGGAAGTATGGACGCTAGTGATTATAAGCACGTAGTATTGGGGTTACTCTTCCTGAAATACATCTCTGATAAATTTGAAACAAAATACAATCAACTTTTAGAAGAAGGGGATGGATTCGAAGAAGACCGAGATGAATATACTTATGAGAATATCTTTTGGGTTCCCAAAGAAGCAAGATGGGATTATATCAAAGACAATGCCAAAGACCCTAAAGTAGGGCAGTATATTGATGATGCCATGATTCTCATTGAAAAAGAAAATCCAACCCTAAAAGGGGTATTAGATAAAAGATATGCGAGACCAGAGCTGGATAAAAGAAGGCTTGGAGAGCTTATTGATTTGATTTCTACGATTAAACTTCATCAAAACGGAGAAAAGGATTTACTGGGTAGAGTATACGAATACTTCTTGGGTAAATTTGCTAGTGCTGAAGGAAAAGGCGGTGGAGAGTTCTATACACCCACAAGCGTTGTTAAGACTTTGGTTGAAATGATAGAACCTTATCAAGGTAGAATCTATGATCCTTGTTGTGGTTCAGGTGGAATGTTTGTTCAAAGTGAAAAATTTGTTGAAGAACATCAAGGGAAAATAGAAAACCTTTCAATATACGGTCAAGAACTAAATTCAACGACTTGGAAACTATGTAAAATGAATCTTGCCATCAGAGGTTTAGATAGTAATTTAGGAGATCACCATGATGACACCTTCCATAATGATTTGCATAAAACATTGAAAGCTGACTATATCTTAGCAAACCCACCTTTCAATATTAGTGATTGGGGTGGAGATAAATTAACAGATGATGTGAGATGGAAATATGGAACACCACCAACAGGAAATGCTAACTATGCATGGCTTCAACATATGGTTTATCATCTAGCACCAAATGGGGTTGCAGGAGTTGTTCTGGCCAATGGAGCATTGAGCTCTAACACTTCAAACGAAGGAGAAATCAGAAAAAGTTTATTAGAAGATGACAAAGTTGATGCGATTGTAGCATTGCCTGATAAGTTGTTTTATTCTACAGGAATACCGGTTTCATTATGGATATTAAATAGAAACAAAAAAGACAATCCAAAGTTTAGAAGCAGAGAGGATGAGATACTTTTTATCGATGCGAGAAGCTTGGGAGAAATGATTGATAGAAGACATAGGGAATTAAAAGAAGAGGATATTAAAAAGATTGCAGACACTTATCATCAGTGGAGAAATGTTGATAGTAACTATGAAGATATAAAAGGTTTCTGTAAATCAGCGAAACTTGAAGACGTAAGAGAACATGAATATGTATTAACTCCAGGAAGATATGTAGGAATTGAAGATATAGAAGATGATGGCATACCTTTTGAAGAAAAAATGGAGAATATGACCAGTGAATTAGGAGAGTTATTTGCTAAGTCTAGACGCCTAGAAGAGGAGATCAGAAAGAATCTAGGGGGGATTGGGTATGAGTTTTAAGAAAACGGAAGTCGGAAGGATACCAGATGTATGGGATGTTAAGATGATTCAGGAAATTGGTGAGGTTATAAGTGGAGGAACTCCTAAGACAAAAGAAAATTCTTATTGGGATGGAAATATTTCATGGATAACACCAAAAGACTTATCAAGCTTTACGGAAAGATATATAGATAGAGGAGAAAGAAGTATTACTGAAGAGGGCTTGAAAAATTCAAGCACAAAGCTTTTACCAAAAGGTACAGTTTTGTTTAGTTCAAGAGCTCCAATTGGATATTTAGCAATTGCAAAAAAAGAATTATGTACAAATCAAGGATTTAAAAATATTGTATGTAACAAAAATTATTCTAATAATGAGTTTTTATACTATATGTTAAAAGCTAAGAAAAATAAAATTGAAAGTATAGCTGGGGGGTCTACGTTTAAAGAGGTTTCAGGAAAAGTTGTAAAAGAATTCAAAATACCTGTACCACCTTTACCAGAACAAAAAGCCATAGCCCACATTCTCTCAACCCTAGACGAAAAAATCGAAGTCAACAACCAAATCAATAAAACCCTTGAAAACATGGCACAAGCAATTTTTAAACAATGGTTTGTAGATTTTGAATTTCCAAATGAGGATGGAGAACCCTATAAATCCAGTGGTGGTGAGATGGTTGAAAGTGAACTTGGGATGATACCTAAGGGTTGGGAAGTTAGGAATTTAAAAGAAATAGCTGATATGAAAAATGGTGTTAACTATGGTAGAGATCAAGAAGGAAAAGAAATCAAGGTAGTGAATGTTAGAGATTTCGATGGGGCAATGTTGGTAAATGATTACAAATTAGATAAAGTATTCTTGTCGGATAAACAGATTAATGATTACCTGTTATCAATATTTGATACTATAGTGGTAAGAAGTGCAAAACCTGGAGAAACGTTATTAGTAATGAATGAATTGGATAAGGTGTATTCAGGATTTACAATTAGGGTTAGGGCAAAGGAGGATCAAAATAAGATTTATCTATTTAATTGTTTAAGAAGGGGGATGGAAGTACTTAACAATTCCTCTAATGGAACAGTGTTTAAAAATTTAAACCAGCAGATACTCGGGTCATTAAAAATTAATCTACCTCATAATGAAATTATTAACAAATTCAACAGAGTAATAAAACCTCTTTTCAGGAAGATTAATCACCTAATGGATGAGATCGTTGTATTGATACAAATCAGAGACACACTCCTTCCAAAACTCATGTCAGGAGAAATCAGAGTACCGCTTAAAGAAGAAGGTGAAGTGTCATGAAATTTGGTATTAGAAAACCAAGTTTAAAGAAACGAATATCTGCAAGAACAAGCATAAAGAGACAAGTTGTCCATAGAGCAGGATTAAAAATGCCTAGAGGTTGGGGATGGCTTAGAAATCCAAAGAAATATGCGTACAATAAGGTATATAACAAAACATCTTTTGATATTTTTAAATTGATTAAAAAACTTTTTAAATAATTGGAGTTCGAAAGGGGGAAGGAACTTGAGCTTATTCGAGAATTTTACAGAAGATTTTTTAGAAGAGGCTGCCATAGAGATCTTACAAGAATTAGGTTATGAGTATGTATTTGCACCTGACATCTCATGTGATGGAGAATATCCTGAAAGAAAAGATTATCGGGAAGTATTTTTGGAACAAAGAGTAAAGGATGCTTTATTCAGAATTAACAGAGACTTACCAGCTGAAGCTTTAGAGGATGCCTATCGGCAGATTATTACTTTTAACAGTCCTATGCTAGAAGAAAACAACCGATACTTTCACAAACTATTGGTAGAAGGAATCGAAGTATCTTATAAGGAAAAGGACGTCATTAGAACGAAACGGGCTTATATTATTGATTTTGATGATATGGACGGAAAGAAAAGCAATAATGAATTCTTAGTAGTAAATCAATTTACCATTATTGAAAATGAAGAAAGAAGACCCGACTTAATTTTATTTATCAATGGGATTCCAGTAGTAGTCATTGAGTTGAAGTCAGCCAGCGATGAAAATGTAGGGATTGAAAATGCCTATAATCAAATCCAAATATACAAAAGAGATATTCCATCTTTATTTAACTATAATGCCTTCTGTATCTTATCTGATGGTATTAATGCCAAAGCAGGAACCATTACTTCTAATGAAGAACGATTTATGAATTGGAGAAGTATTGATGGAGAAACTGTTGAACCATTATCCAAGCCACAATATGAAGTCTTGTTTTATGGCATGCTTGCAAAGGAACGACTTCTTGATATTATTAAAAATTTTCTTCTATTCCAAGAATCAAAGGAAGAAGAGAAAGATGCAGATGGCAATAAAATTGGAGATAAGAAAACAATTATTAAAATACTAGCTGCATATCACCAGTATTTTGCTGTAAAAAAAGCTATAGAAAAAACAAAGGAAGCCACTAGAGAAGATGGAGATAGAAAGATTGGTGTTATCTGGCATACCCAAGGTTCTGGAAAAAGCTTTTCTATGGTTTTCTATACAGCAGGACTAGTGCGGGAGTTAAACAATCCGACTATTGTGGTGATTACGGATAGAAATGACTTGGATGACCAATTATTTAGTACTTTTGCAAAATCTCAGGATATATTAAGGCAGACACCCAAACAGGCTGATGTTAGAAAGTTAACCGATGAACAAAAGAAACAACAAGCTAAGGAAAATTCAAAGGAAATCAATGGACTGTTTGATTTGCTGAATGATCGAGAGTCAGGTGGTATTATATTTACTACCATTCAAAAATTCAAACCAGAAGAAGGAGAAATGCCAGCTCTTACAAAGCGGAAAAATGTTATTATCATCGCTGATGAAGCCCATAGAAGTCAATATGGACTTGATGCAAAAACGGATGTGAAAACAGGGGAAGTAAAATATGGCTATGCAAAATATTTAAGAGATGCTCTTCCAAATGCCTCTTTTATCGGTTTTACAGGCACCCCCATTGACTTAGAAGATCGTTCTACAACTGCTGTGTTTGGGCATTGTATAGATACCTATGATATGACACGAGCAGTGGAAGATGAAGCTACTGTAAAAATCTATTATGAAAATAGGATCATTAAACTAGAAACTGATGAAGAAGAATTGATTAAAATTGATGAGGAATTTGAAGAAGTTACAGAGGGTCAAGAGGATTTTGAACGAGAGAAGAACAAAACCAAATGGTCAAGGTTAGAAGCCATTGTCGGTTCTCCAAATAGAGTGAAAAAGCTTGCTGAAGATATTGTAAATCACTATGAAGAGAAGTCTAAGACCATAGATGGTAAAGCCATGATTGTTTGCATGAGTCGAAGAATTTGTGTAGACCTTTATGATGAGATTATTAAACTAAGACCTGACTGGCATGATGATGATGTAAATAAAGGAAAGATCAAGGTAGTCATGACTGGAAGTGCCTCAGATAATGAAAGATTACAAAAGCATGTTGGTGGAAAGCAACGAAGAGATACATTGGCGAAAAGAATGAAAGATAATGCTGATGAATTAAAAATCGTTATTGTTCGTGATATGTGGCTTACTGGTTTTGATGTGCCTTCTATGCATACCATGTATATTGATAAGCCTATGAAAGGTCATAATCTTATGCAGGCGATTGCGAGAGTAAATAGGGTATTCAAAGATAAATCAGGCGGTGTAGTAGTTGATTATCTAGGAATTTTAGAAAGTTTAAAGAATGCACTAAAAGAATACACAGATGGAGATAAGAAAAATACAGGAATTGATACTTCTGTTGCCATTTCCATTATGCTTGAAAAACTTGAAATACTACAAGGAATGATGCATGGATTTGATTACTCCAAATATATGGGAACATCGCAAAAAGAAAGAATTAGAGCAATTACAGGCGGCATGGACTTTATTCTTGGAAAGCCAGAAGAAGACCAAAAGGAATTCAAAAAAATATCTGTAGAATTGGCAAAGGCTCACTCCTTATGTGCAGCTACTGAGGATGGGAAAGCAAAGGCATTGGAAGTTAGCTACTTCAAAGCAGTAAAGGCAAGTTTAGCAAAGTTAAAAGAAAAAGATGCGGTTAAAAAGTCTAAGAAAGAAATAGAAGCAAGAGTAAATCAGATGTTGGAGCGTTCTATTATTTCAGAAGATGTCATTGATGTTTTTGATGCAATGGGACTAAAAAGACCAGATGTTTCTATTTTGTCAGAGGAATTTTTAGATGAAGTAAGAGAAATGAAACATAAAAACTTAGCAGTAGAAATGCTTAAGAAGTTATTAGAGGGCAATATTAAATCAATGGAAAAAAGAAATTTAGTAAAATCTGAAAGATTTTCTGAGAAGTTGAAAAAAGCCTTAAATAAATATAGAAACCAAGCCATTACCAATGCAGAGGTTATAGAAGAACTAATCAGGATGGCTCACGAAATGAAAAAAGCAAGGGAAGAGGAGAAGGATTTAGGGTTAAATGAAGATGAGATTGCTTTCTATGACGCATTAACAGCCGATGAGGTTGTGAAAGAGTTTATGGAGGATGAGACCTTAAAAAAGATTGCTCAAGAATTAACTTTTGCTATTAAAAATAACATTACCATTGACTGGAGTGTAAGAAAAAGTGCTCAAGCAGGCATGAGAAGGATCATAAAAAGACTTCTTAAAAAATATGATTATCCACCAGAACAGGCAAAAAATGCACTTAAAGTTGTTATGAGACAGGCAGAAAAGATGTGTGGCAATGTTAACGTAGAAGACATCCAGTATGATAAAGTAGCGGAAGAAAAGCAAGATTACATTTTGAGATAGGAGGATTAAGAAATGTCTGAAAAGAAAATAGATATTACTCAGAAATATAATCGTGAAATATTGGAGATCAAAAATAAACTTAATCAGCTGGAACAAGGAAGGATCTATGAGTTGTCTAGAGCACAGATGGATGGTTATCTCGCTACTAATATTGGTCAATTAAAAAGGATGATAGCAGAACTAATATATAAAGTGGAGTATGGAGAGGAATCGATCGAAGAAAATTTGCGTGATATTTTTGACAAAAAATCAATATAGAATGACTTGTTATTATGAGTGATAATAAGTAGATTGGAGAGATAAAGTATGGCAGATATAAAATATGAAATAAATGAAAAATTAGGAGTTCTTTCTGAATCTTCAAAAGGCTGGACAAAAGAATTAAATTTGATTAGCTGGAATGGTAGAGAAGCTAAATATGATATAAGGGATTGGGCTCCTGAATACGAAAAAATGGGTAAGGGTGTTACATTATCTAAAGAAGAGTTAAAAGAATTAAGAAATATTTTAAATGATATAAATCTCGATTAAAATGCAGGGGTGGGGGAATTGATGGATTATCAAGAGCTGGTTAAGCGAATAAAAGAGGAGTTTCCTGATAAGGCAATCGATATAATGGAAAGCTTAGAGCTTTTAAGAGTTGTAATTAATGATACTGTTGAAGCAGTCGGCACAAAAATAAATACATCTTTCTCGCAAAAGCAGTATGATAAGATACCATATTATTCAAGTATGGCTGAAGATATCGGAGTTTGTGAGAAAAAAATAGAAGAAATGATATCGATGATTGATGTTGACGATCTTATCGTAGAGGAAGAAACAGATGAAGAGGCAGAAGTAAAAATCATTCCTAATTATTCAGAATATATTGTAGACCATAATAGTGAACATACTTTATATGAGAATTTTACTCATAAAAGACCCTATGGGTTTAAGCTAAATGATCAACATATTGTAGAAGTAAAAACATGGCAAGATATGCTTATTAAAACCTGTGAATACCTATTAACAATTGATGAAAAGAAGTTTATGGGTTTTGAAAATAAGAAAACAATGAACGGAAAAAAGAATAAGTACTTTTCAACAAATCCTGATGATATGAGAAAGCCAAGAAAAGTTGCCGATAAAATATATGTGGAAATAAATCAAAGCGGTAATGCAATAAGAAATCTTATTATGAAATTATTAAAAGAATACAATTTTAGTATTGGTGAATTTAAAGTTTATTTCAGAGCTGATTATACCAGTTTGAATAACAAGTAACAAAAGCCGAAGCATAGCTTTCGTCTCCTTTATTATGAAGTACAATACAATTTTTACCTTAAGGTTGGTAGAAAGGGGGATGACATGACTACTAAAAAACGTCAATATCATATCTGGCAGTACAAGCTTGAGCAACTGAATGAAGTTGATGGAAAGTTGATGCTGGATTTTGATAAAAACGATGCAGTGAATACCAGTGAAACGCTGATGTTTTACATATTAAATGAGAAAATAATAGGTCGTAAATATGACGGCACCGTTGAATATAAAACAGATGAGAATGGTAATGAGGTAAAGGTAAAGAAGAATTTCATTCCTATCATTACATTAGAAACAGGTAGGAGCAGGGATAAGGAACAGACTGCTAAACTGAATAAATTGCTTAATGAAGGCTTTTATGTAGCAGAGCCAAAGGGACATTTTGTTTTTATTGATAATGTGCTTTCAGGTTCACAAAATAAAGAATGTAGACAGATGTTTGTCTTGGAGAAATATCTTGAATCATTGAAAGAGTATGTTTCTATTGGTATCGAGCCACAAAAATGTACCATATCAAAAAATCTTACACGAAATGCTTTGACCACAACAGATGTCTATTTAATTCCCGTAGATATGAAGAAGCTTGGTATTTGCATTGTTCCTGACTGCGAAGTACCTGTATTTGAAGATGTAAATATCATTAAACCTTATGCTCGGACTCTAGATGAAGAAAAACAGTACGGGGAACTAATGGCTTGGATTGAAGCTGATAAGGAGTATTATAAAAAAGTCAAAGCTGGATCTGAATTAGTAAATGCCGATGACTGTACCATTGAAAAGCAGGACAAGAAGAATCGGAAGAAATCATCATATAAAACCGTTAATCAATGGAAAGAAGCAGGTCGAAAGGTAAAGGAAGAAGAACTAGAGAATCCAAAAGCAAGAATATATGTTGATACGAAGGCAAAGTATTATGCATTATATATAGAAGAGCAGACTGATGAAATAGGTGAAGATGAAACAAAGGAGATTCCTATTACTGAATGGTCAACGGGACTTCAGGTAGTAACAGATAAGAATCATAAATGTATGGAAAATGTATTTGATGGTATGGGTATAGTATCAAAAGAGCTAGGGGAGAAGTTTGAGAAGTTCTTAAAAACAGACTACCCTATTACAGGATATCAACTTCGTTTACCTGCTATTAAGGGATTTTTCCCTGTTGTAGACTTTAAGGCATATTATAAAAAGCATAACATTGAGTACATCTATGATATATGGGGACAAGCTCACAAAGTAGATGATATTGATATTCTTACTACTGAATCGACTTTTAAAGCCAAACTGAATGTTACAGGACTAAAAGAAGATGGCTCCGAGAAGAAAGAATGGTTATTTCAGAGCATTAAGGAATACAAAGACTTGCTTATTAAATACGGATACGATGTTATTGGCGTTGCTAACTTTGCAAAGCCTGTGGAAGAAGAATTCAGAAGGGCAACATACCAGTTGTGGTTGGCTCTTAATATAAATAGATTGGATTTGCTTGCTTTATCTAATGTTCAAGGGGATGTTATACATAAGGTATTGAGCATTTACCGTAAGGATGAGATAGACTGGCAGGATATTAAATATATTGAAACCTTCTTAAATCTTATACAAAAAGAAAATGCCGATACCAATCTTGCAAAAGAATGTGCTGATGCTATTAAAGCAATTCATATTAATAAGAAAATGGTCTTTGACCGTAAAGTAATTCAGACCATTAAAGATGTCATTAATAAAAAGCTTGATGATATGTGCATGGGCAGATTCTATGTTAAGGGTAAATACCTTTATGTCACACAGGATGTACTTGCATTTTTAAGATATGCTGGTGCTGAAAATAAAGAGCAGTGGGAGTATTCAGGCTTCCTTGACAAGAAACAATTTTATTGTGGGGGAAAAATCGCAGGCAGAAGTTTACTGGCGAGAAATCCAATTATGAGCTACTCTGAAATTGCAAAAGTGGAGTTTGTAGACTATCAAGGCGAGGACTCAGAGTTTATAAATCACCTAGATAATATCATTCAGATGCCACTAGGTACTGAACCTGATAGGCTAGGGGGCTGCGACAGAGATGGGGACGAATTATTCGTACTTTCCACTGATTATAATCTAAAGGATACCAAAATTGAATACTTACAGAATTATAACTATGTAGTTAAAAGAGAAGAAAGTGAAAACTTCGGGAAAAATATGCTAGAAATTATCAATCAAAGCCTGCAAGAGCATTTTAATACCAGATTCCATGATAAAGATATTGTGACTATTGAAGATTATGTTGTTTCATCATTGGTACAGGTGAATGATGAAGATAAAGCCACTGCACCTAGTAAAGAATGGAATAAAGAAAATGTAATCCAATTTATTCTTGACTCCGAGGATAAGACTGGTGCAATAACAGATATCAACACTGCAATTGAAAATGTAGCCAATGAAGCAGGGGATTTATCAAAATATGCTTTGCCCAATGCGATAATGAAAGATTTACAAGGGAAAATGATAGATGCCAGTAAATCTGGACTTTTCGATCAAGTAGTGGTACCAGAAGTAATCAAGTTGAAGTTCCGTAAAAAGCCACAGTTTATGTTCTATAAAGATGGTAATGAGTTTAATAAAGATTATTCCACGAAATCTGCATTGGATTTTTTTGCTGATAGGATTCAGCAGTTCAAAGAATATGTTAATAGAGTGATGAGGGAAGATACCAATCGAAAAATCAAGGCTCAGCGGTTTGAAAATATCTACAACTATTTAATGAACCCCGAATTAGATGGGGAAGTAGTGCAGAAAGTTATTGAAGATTTAGATGATGTATATTCCCACTTTATACAGGAAAACAGGACATTGGCTATATTGAAATCAAGAATCAATCCATATTCCAGTGATGATAAATATAAACGAGAGAGAGCTATTGTAGACCAGAAGTTCAAAGATCTATATGAAAAGACACGAATGGATGCAGAAAAAATATGCGGTTGTCCGTCATTATTGGCAACGGCTTCTGTTCGTATGACTTATATAAATACAAAGTATAATAATCAAAATGATAACTATTCTTTCTGTTGGATTGTTGCTCCCGAAGGCATTCTTCACAATATTAAAATGCATGAAGACAATGAAAAAATCTATGTAGTAAAGGCTGATTCCAAAGAAGAGGATGTCTTTGAATGGCTGGGGGAATATTACAAGACACAGGTTTTCGATGGAGAGTATCCATTAAATTTTGATGAAGAAAAGGATATGAGTATTCCTGAAGAATATATAAGAAAAGAGAAGGAAGAACTTCCTGATATTGAAGATTTAAAAATTACAATTATGGGTGTTGAAAAAGGGAAGGCAGAAGAAGTTGCAGATGAAATGCTTGGAAAGAGCTATAAGCTATTTGTAAATGAACGTAACTGGCTCGGGATTGATGGAAATATGAGCATAAAGGAAAGGGAAACACTGTCTTCAGGAATTGATCTAAGGAAGTACATTGATCATGATGTTATGATAAAAGAAATTATTACAGCTAAGAATACACAAACTGTAATAATTGCAAAGGTTGATATTAAAGGGTAATCATATCGCCAGCGAAGCTGGCTTAGGGCGGACAATGCCGAGTTAGGGGTTGTCTAAACTATTTAATATCAAGGAGGTCATGAACATTATGAAAAATGATACAATTGTAATTACGCAGGAAAGAATGGCTGGTTGGCTTATGTTTAATAGATTTCATAAAGTAGATGAGAAACCAGATCTAAAAGACTCAAATAGGAAAATTTATATTTTTAAAGATTCTCCCAAACTGCGTGACACGATGGAAAAATATCAACAATTTAAAGCGTTGGTTTAATACAGGAGGATCATAATGGATGGGGAGCAAAACAAAAAGGTTATAATTGAGGACTTTGAGTATAAACGTGAATATACCAAGAAAACCGATGCACTCGGTAATACCTATATAGATGGTGATAATTACAGGTATTGGTCACAAGATATTGCTGTTTCAGTACTGAATCCTGAACAAATTGTTGAGATAAATGAAGATATTGAGGCATTTGCTAAAGAAACACAGGACAAATTCAAAGGTCTATTTGATGCAAGAAACAATAAAATTACTGAAGGACAAATAAAATTCAGCTATGATGCTACAGTGAGTATAATGGGAAAGACGAAAAATCCAGATAAAATAACTGTTATTCCTGCAAAAGCTGGCTTTGGGAAATCCAGTTATATATACTCTTTCCTAAGTACCCTTTGCAAACACATTAATAGTGGGGCATTTAGCAAATTCTCAAAGCAGGGTGTAATTATTGTTACTGATAAAATAGAAGCATTAAGGCAGCTTGAAAAAGATATTTACAGAGATAAAGGGTATTATCATCAAGACGGAAAGCACAATACAAAATACACCTATATTCTTGAAGCATGGAACAAGAACTCTTTTAAAGATGGGATATGTAAGAATGCAGCTATCGATACTTATGAGTATGGTATGTGTAGTCTAATGGAATGCCCTTATTATGATAAATGTAAAATGAGCTATCAGAAAAAACAACAAGTTTACAGTCCAATCTTACTTATGACAAATGCCCGACTTAAACAGTATCAAGATAGGATTGAAGAATACAGGACTTGGATAGACAGGGATAAGAATAAACAAGCAAGAGATATTGTTATTATAGATGAAAAACCAGCTATCATAGACAACTATAGAATTGATACACAGCTGTTTTCTACACTTAAAAAGACAGTTGAAGAAGCAAAGAGTAGTGGAACTGACATCGTTGCAACAAAAGAGTTTCTACTAAGTGAAATTCATCAGGTCGAAGATGATGTCTTAAAACTGAGGAACGAAATAAGTCAGTATAGGAATTGTATATGCTGCGGAGAGAAAGAAACAGTTTTTACTACTGATTTTAAAGACCGCTGGCAGAGTATTATTGGATTTAAAAACATTGATTTGTTAAATGCTGTAGAAAAAATGTTTACTGTGGGAGCATTGTGGTGTAATGCGGATGTTCCATATTTTAAAACTCTTGGCATAAAGAATTTTAATTACGATGGCTTTAAAACTTATATTTTTGATGCCACTTCGGAACTTGACCCAGATTATGAGGATGAGCGTTTTCAGTATTTGAATATTGAAGATTATAAGAATTATGAAAACATAACTTTCCATATTTATAGAGCAAAAGAAATGAATATGAGCCGAAGTGCTCTGAACTACAAAAAGAATCCTTGGAAGAATACAGCAGTTGCTGAATGGATAAATAATAAATTTACGGATAAGACTTATGTGGTAACGTATAAAGATAACGCAAAACTGATATCGCAACACTTAAAGAACTTAGGGACTGTGATATTTATTGATAAAGATGAAGAAAAGCCTATAATTCCTCATTTTGGTGACACAAAAGGTAGTAATGAATTTAAAGATGCCAAAAACATGGTTCAAATAGGATGGAATAAAGCACCGTCTGATGAATATCTTGCACAGTGTTTAAGTAGAAATGCAGTATTTGAAAAGTTATTTGAGAAACAGAAGGATAAGTTTGCAAAAACTGCAAAGGTTCTTGAAAATGAAAATGGATATTTCAAATCATATGATGAAGCTAACATTTATATGTGGCGAAAAATGGCAGTTGAGTTTGAGCAGGAAGTATTCAGAACCTGTGTAAGAGATTTTTCTGCCGATAATGCAGTAGATATTTATATTTTTAAGCCTGACGATAAAGTTATTTCTCTCATTTGGCAGAGATTTAAAAAATGTAACATAATTAGATATAATAACGTTCCAGAAGAATTTCAGCAAGAAAAAATACTGGGAAGGCATAATGCTGATGGCACTGATAATAAGATACAAGCATTTATCAAGTGGCTTCGAAGTGAATGGGATGGTAGCAAAATCAGTATAAAGGACATAAAAGCTAAGTTTGAGATAAGTGATAAATATTGGGATAAGCTGAAATCTAACCAAGCTGTGAAGGACATAAAGCTAAAACGCAATATTAAAGTAAAAAGAGAAGGTAAAGGTAGCGGTCAAATCTATTATTTGTATATATAATCGTATGTTAGTTTTGGGATACCCCATATTCCTTATATAATTATATAGAGAATAGTAGGGAGCACAAGAACATATTTACAGTTATGATGCAGGTTTGACACTATTAATAATAATGTAGTAAATATACTGCTCTGAGGGGGTGTGGGGGTGGTAGAGCGAAAAAACTTTTATGGAGCGTAGCGGAATAAAAGTTTGGTAGCACCCCCACGTAGAATAGTATGGTGGAGTTGATATTATTTGAAGGCAGATATTTCATATTTAAGAGAATTGAGTTTGCAGTTTAGAAATGCAATCATAAAGCATGGAATAAAGAAGCTCCCGATTTCATTTCATGAGTTTCCTAGGGGGTTCTTGCGGTGATGCGTCACTTCTTTTGGGAAAATATCTTGATGAAATGGGTCTTGGGCAATTTGATTATGTATGCGGTGAGTTAGGAAGACAAAGTCATGCTTGGCTTGAGAAGGATGGGGTTATTGTTGATATCACTGCTGACCAGTTTGACGATGTAACTGCTGAGGTAATTATTGCAGATAATAGCGGTTTTCATAAAAAATTCGAGGAAGATTTCAGGCATTCCTATATTGATAGCTTCGGTAATGGTGATTTCGTTGATATTGAACTATTGCCAGCTTATTATAAAATTATTAAATTCTTAGATGATAAATATAAACCGATTTATAAATAATGTAATTTTATTGTCCGTAAGAGGGACTCAAAGCCAGCGAAGCTGGCATTGAGTGGAAAAAGAAAAAATATATGTAGGTAAATAAAACTGTCTATTCTAAATGGAGTAGGCAGTTTTTTTATATAAAAAATATTAAAATGGAGGTCAGAACTATGAAGTTAGTTTTTATTACGGACAATAATTTAAAGAATGACCCATATACTACAAGCAAAATAATTGCTGAATATGGTGGGCAAGAACACAGAGCAGTGAGACAATTAATCAGAACACATGAGAAATCATTAAGAGAATTTGGTAAGGTTTCGACATTTGAAATGCAGAAACCTGAAAATGAACTCGGTGGTAGACCAGAAAAGTATTACAAGCTGAATGAGGAACAGGCAACTTTTCTTATTACACTTATGAAAAATACTCCGCAAGTTGTTCTATTCAAAAAGGAACTGGTCAAACAATTCTTTACTATGAGACAGGAACTTGAAAAACGCAGATTGGAAAGAGAAACTGAATTGAAGAGTAGAAAAGAGTTGACTGAAAAAATAAAATTTCATCTTGGAAATGATAATTTCAAATTTATAGCATTTACTCAGATGATATATAAGGTTTTATTCGGGAAGGATGCACAGGGTCTCAGAGATACTTTTGGTATAAACGATAAGAAAAAGACACCAAAGGATTTTATGTCTTCACAAGATGTGGAGAAAATTAGAAAAGCAGAAGATAAAGCATTAACCATGCTTGAACTAGGATATGATTACCAGCAAGTCAGAGAACAGCTGGATAAAATATTCAATGAAAAAAATATTGCATAAGGGATGCCTGATGGTGTCCCTTATTTTTATGGAAGGAGAATGTTATGGAATTTAGGAAAATTAAAATATCAGATTTAAAACACGCAGAATATAACCCGAGAGTTGACTTGAAGCCTGGAGATAAAGAATTCGAGAAAATAAAGAGCAGCATTACTGAATTCGGATATTGTGAGCCGATTATAGTAAATAGTGATATGACCATTATTGGCGGTCATCAGAGGAGTAAGGTTCTGAAAGAACTGGGATATGATGAAATAGACTGTGTGGTAATTGAGGTTGATAAGACTAAAGAGAAAGCTTTGAATATTGCTCTGAATAAAATTACAGGCGAATGGGATCTGTCAGCACTGGCTTATTTGCTGGATGAATTAAAAACTGAGAATTATAATATTGAGCTTACTGGTGTTGATTTTGCTGAGGCAGAAAAACTATGGGATGAATATATGCCAAAAGATGAACAGCAGGAGGAAGAAGAAATTCCTGAAGTGCCAGAAGAACCAGTTGTTCAATCAGGAGATATTATCCTGCTTGGCAAACATAGACTGATATGTGGTGATGCCACAAAGGCTGAAGATTTAAAGAAACTCATGGATGGGAAAAAGGCAAAACTTACGGTAACAGACCCTCCATATGGAATAGCTTATGTAGGGAAAACGGAAGATGCGTTGACAATACAAAATGATAACTTGAGTGATGAAGAATTTTATAATTTCCTGCTTAATGCGTTTAAGAGAGTTTATGAAATATCCGATGACGGAGCAAGTATATATGTATTTCATGCAGATGCTAAAGGATTGATATTTAGGAAAGCATTTGTTGATTCTGGCTTTAAGCATTCTCAATGTTGCATATGGGTAAAGAATACCTTTGTCATGGGAAGACAGCCGTATCAGTGGCAACATGAGCCTGCACTATTCGGTTGGAAACCAACAGGTTCTCATTATTGGAATGGTGACAGAAAGCAGAGTACCATCTGGAACTTTGATAAACCGAGGGTAAATGATGTGCATCCTACAATGAAGCCGATTCCACTGATTGAGTACATAATAAAAAATTCCAGTAAATATGGTGATATTATTGTAGATACATTTCTTGGCAGTGGAACTACATTAATTGCTGCCGATAAGACAGATAGGATTTGTTATGGCTCTGAACTTGACCCGAAATATTGTCAGGTTATTATTGAACGTTGGATAAATTATAAGGATGGAATCAACGGTGATGATGTAATTATTGAAAGAGACAGGCAGCAATATAAATACTCGGACTTAAAGCGTGAGCAAGTAGCGGTCTCATAAAGTGAGCAATAATAAATTCTCATCTTATATGACAGATTCCTGCTCATTTTATTTTACCGAAAGCCCCTCATTATACTTGATTTAATGTGCTTTCTGAGTGATTAATGTAGTACACCAAAATCATGAAATGGAGGGTTTTTATTATGGAGAGAAAAGAAATCATTAAGGCTTTAGGGGAACACTTTGGGGTAGAGTCAAAGTATATGGGAGTACCGAGTTTTGCTTATCAGGTTCAAACAACAAATGAAACTTACACAATTGACAGAGCAGGAAAGATAACAACTTCTGAAGGGATTGAAGTGGAACTTGAAAGCATATTAAACGGAGGTAAGGTGGAAGAGACAAGTGAACCCACTGCCGAGACAATAAGCATTGAGGTTGCAGTTCCGATGGAAGGTCATACTGGAAGCACTTTAAAAAATCTGGTGAATATGGTTTATAGCAAACAGGCACTTATAAAAAAATCACTCGGAATTACTGGCAATATTATCGAAACTGAATTTTGTAAAGGCATCAATGAAGGTAAAATTGAATCACTGGATGATTTCAGGGTAGCCATTGAGAGTGTTGGAGAGAAACATTGTCCAGGGATTGCTTTTGATTTTAATAATAGCACCGTTACTTTTAAGTTTTTGGAAGGAGAAGCAAGTCCTGAAAAGGTTCAAGCTTATACTCAACTGGTAGCACTATTGAATCAAAATGCTAAAACCTTAAAGCATGCTTTAGCTAAGTCAAAGGATACAGATAACGATAAGTTTACCTTCCGAGTTTTTCTTATAAGGCTCGGCATGGTAGGGGATGAATACAAGGTTGCAAGGAAAGTGCTGCTGGAGAACCTTGGAGGAAACTCGGCTTTCCGAAGCGGTAAAAAGCCTGAAAAGAATATAATTGCAGATGCTGAATAGCTTATCCTTTCCGAATATATCGCTTCACGTTGGCTTGTGGGGCGATATTTTTATATTGTTGCGGTAAATGACCGATATGGGAAGGTAAAAGGCTTATAGAAAAAGTTATCAATTTCAACTTTACTTTCATCGGCAGTAGAGCTAATGTACTACCTAACCAAAAAGTGAAAGGGGAATGTTGAATATGCAAACTGAAATCTTAATACGGGAAACCTTGAGAGGACTACTGGCTACGGCAATTGAAAAGGTCTGTGTGCTGGGAGAAGAAGATGCTCAGGAGGATTTGAAAAGGCTGAGGGAAGTTTATGATGACTTGGTATTGTTCTGGGGACTGGAAGAAGGAGTGATTGATGAGTTTGATGAAAAGGTTGGAATATTGAAGTAAGGATAGGCTGAGAAATCAGCCTTTTTCCAATTTGAAGGAGGTGAGAACATGGGTGGTAGCAGAAAAGGAATTCCGAATAAAACAAGCCGATATGATTCGGACATATTACCAAGACTGTCTGACATAAAGGAATGGCTGATGCAGGGAGATACCGTAAGGGAGATTTGTAAGAAACTTGCTATTTCCCCCGACTCTTGGTATCGTTATTGTAAAGAGCATGAAACACTCTCTGAACTTGTAACTATGGGCAGGAGCGTGTTATGTAATGAAGTTGAAAAATCATTATTGAAGCTTTGTACTGGGTATGAATATGAAGAACTCAAGACCATTGTTGAAGAGGATAAAAATGGGAAAAAGAGAACCAAGATTGAAAAGATAAAGCGACACCAGCCACCATCGGCTCAAGCCATATCATTCTTCTTAAGAAATCGTATGCCAGAGGAATGGTCGGATAAGAAGGAGCTTATATTGGATACGAGCCAAAATGAAGAGGCGAGGAAGCAGTTGTTCCTGCAAATGGTGAATGGCGAGATGGATGCAGATACAGAAGAGAATGATGCCGATTGCAAAGAGGAGCAGCAAAGACAAGTTGAAGAAGATATGCAATAATCTTATGTCGTCAGTTTTTACCGAGATAAATGCCGATTTTATATAAAAGAATGCCCTGAAAAAGCCTGATTACAATGCATAATTAGGGTTATGTATTCAGTTGACTTAGGGGCAGTACAGAGGTAACATGGACACACCAAATGAAGGAAGGGTGTGTCTATATGCTTGATTTAAGCGGTTTTGAAGTATATTTAAAGAGCCAAGAACGCAGTAAGAATACGAATAGCTGCTATATTCGGGACAGTAAGGCTTTTATTGAATGGTATGGCAGCAGGACGGATTGTGGTCTTGATAAACTAATTGAACTGGATGTAATTGAATATAAGAAGCACTTACTTAGCACCAGCGAATCGGTGGTTACAGCTAATAGGAAGATTGCCAGCATCAATGCCTTTTGCAAATGGCTCTATGAAAGCGGAACAACTCCTGAAGAAGTTTCGATTAAAGCAGTAAAGAATCGGGATGCTCGCCAATATAAAGGCTTGCAGGAAAGGGACTTGAGGAGACTACGAGCCGAGATACACAGAAACAGGAATAAAATGCATATCTGCATCATTGAAATACTGCTTGGCACAGGACTTCGGGTAAGTGAACTTTGCAATATAAAGCTTAAGGATATTGATATATCCGAACGCAAAGGTTCTATAAAGGTTATTGGAAAAGGGAATGTTAACAGAACGCTACCATTAAATAAGGATGTCAGAAAAGCAATCCAAGAATATCTTGCAGTAAGACCAAAGGATGACAGTGACTTCCTATTAATAGGGCAGCGTGGAGCTTTGAAGAGGAATGCTATCAACCTTATTCTTGAGAAGTATGGTAAGAGAGTTTCAGTTGAAGTGACACCGCATAGCTTAAGGCATACGCTTGGATATAAGCTGGTCAAGGAAGGAACAGCAATTACTACCATTCAGCAGATACTCGGTCACGATAACATAATGACCACAAGCCTTTACACAGTCACAACCGAGCAAGATATGAATAATTCCTTAGAAGCACTGGAGTGGTAAGCAAGCCCACTCTTTTTTTATGCACCTTTCCCAATGGGAGGGGTGCTTCTATCTGTAAAATTGCCCCTACAGCAAATGCTGTGAAAATTTTTTTGACAAATTTTTATTTTCATTGATGCTAAACGTCATTATATGATACAATAATATGGTGAATTTTGGGGGTGATTGATTTGTGTAAATCTGCTATCGTCTTTATGGATTACGATAATGTATGGATAACATGTGAAAAGAACTATAATGTAGATGTCTTTGTAAAAAATTTTATTGATAAAATCTACGATTTTATGGGTGAAAAAGGTTATAAAGTAAATGAATTTATAGCCTATGGTAATTATGACAATGGGAAAATGTCAAGAGATAAACATCAAACAAAACTTCAAACTTTAGGTGTACAAACTCGCCATTGTATGAATGGTAAAGACTCTGCTGACATTGCAATAGTATGTGATGCATTAGAAAAATTATTTTTAACATCTACAGATAATGATACATATATTATAGTATCATGTGATAAAGACATTACTCCACTGATTAATAAAATTAAGTCTCAAGGTAAAGAAGTTGTATTAGTAACCTTTGCAGTAAACATTGATTGGGATGTAATGATGAACTATGGCGATTTTCACTTTTGGTTTGAAGAAATTATTGATATACCGTTTACAGAACCAAATCTAAAGCCATTGTTGGATTGTGAAGTCTTTTGTTCGGAGCTAGGTAAAGAGGTCATCAAAAGACAAACAGATATTAATTATTCACTATTTTCAAATGGAATACAAAAAAAATATAAGACATGCGAAAGTGAAATTGATGAATTTAGGGATAAGTTGATTGAAGAAGGTAAAATTGAAATATACAATTATGATTTCAGAGGTAAAACATTCCATGATGGAATAAGACTTATTACTGATGGAAATACTACTAATGGTTCTCAAATTACTGATGAAGTTTAGAAAACAAAAATATCATTTTTTCTTGACGGAGATGCCTTATAGTATTATAATAAAATCAAAGAGAAAACTCTAAAACAAGAAAACTTTATAAAAGAAAACTTTAATGTAGAAAACCTTTAAACGAGAGAGGGTGTAAGAAAAACTTGCATCCTCTCTATTATTATATGGAGAGGTGATGCGATGCAAGCACAACAAGACCATCACCGCCAAAATCTCCTGTTAAAAGAATATCTGAACAAATATTTCTCTCCGAACAAGATAGAAGAACTTGTCGGGGAGTTTTCATTTTCGGAGCTTCGCAGGTTGCTTGGCGAGATGGATATAGAATTTTTTGCCTTGTGTTACTTCCCGAAATACTTTGATAGAAAGTTCGGACAGTTTCATAAGGAGTTATTTGAAGAACTAAAATATATGCTGGACAATAAAGGGTTGATTGAGGCTTTCGGATTGCCAAGAGAACATGGCAAAAGCACAATCAACTCTTTTTTATTTCCGCTGTATTCAACACTATACGGTAAATCCTGCTTTACGTTGATAATATCAGCAACAGAGCAGATTGCACTCCCTTTTCTTGATATGATTAAGGATGAACTTGAAAACAACCAATTATTGATTGAGGACTTCGGCATTTATAAAGGAAACCGTTGGAACAATAATGAAATATGGATTCGTGGCAGAGGCTGTTTGGATGCCTGTATAATGATACGTGGAATTGATGGCTCATTGAGGGGTATCCACTTTAAGCAATATCGTCCCCAGCTTGTTCTTTTAGATGACTTATTAAAAGACGATACAGCAAAGTCGGAAACCAAACGTGAGCAAGTAAAAAGCACATTTACCGATGTAGTAATACCGATTGGAACTAGAGATACAAATATTCTTGTTGTCGGAACTGTGCTCCATGAGGAAGACCTTATGGCTGATTTACTGAAAGGTAAAATTCCAGGAGTGAGAAGTATAAAGAAAGCTTCTATAGTTAATTGGGCAGAAAGGGATGACCTCTGGAGTGAATGGGAAGCAAAATATAATAACCTTCAGGACTTAGATAGAATTGAATCTGCTAAGTCCTTTTTTTATGACCATCAGGAAGAAATGCTGGAAGGAACAGAAATTCTATGGTCTGAATATCTGGATTATTATTATCTTATGTGTAAGAAACAGGCTATGGGAGATAAGTCATTCTATAAGGAAATGCAGAATGATCCACGCAGTACCGATGATTATATTTTCCAGAATATATCCTTTTGGGAGAAGCTGCCTGAATATGAGGAGCTTGAAGTCATTATGTACATTGACCCTGCAATAAAGGCAGGAAAGAGAAATGACTATTCTGCTATCACAATTCTTGGACAGCACAGGAAAACCAATCAAATGTATGTAATTGACGGTTCTATTTATAAGCTTCTGCCTGATGACCTGTTTTCAGTTGTAATAGAAAAATTGCAGTATTACCCTGTTGAAAAAATAGGATTTGAAGCGACACAGGCTCAGAGTTATATGAAGCAGAAATTTGAAGAGCAGCTATGGCAGAATAAAATTTATGCTCCCGTTGAGGAAGTTGTTGCAAAGGGACAGAAGCATGAGAGAATTATTACTTTAGAACCAGATATTAAGAAAGGACATATACTGTTCAATTCTTCCAATGTGGGTTATAATAATCAAGTAAAAGATTATAACAAGGGTGCAAAGCATGATGATGCTCCTGATAGCCTATATGGTGCTGTACAATTGGTAAAGGGAGTACAGAGGATTAGGTTTTTTGACAGGAATTTATTGTTTTAAAGTAAAGTATTTATTGGGGGTCTTGGGTTATGAATACGGTCTTTGTTAGCATACTAACAAGCTTGATTGTGAGTTTAATAACATTCACACTTGGAATGAAATCTGGTAAAAATCAAGCCGACAGGCAACGATTAAAAGAACTATATAAAAATATAACCGTCCATTTTCAAAATCTGAAGAAAGGTCTGGAAAGCCATACTCCAAAAACATGGAGAAGCTTTTCTAATAAATCAGGTAATTCAGACCCCCTTATAAAAAGAATGATAAAAAATGGTGACATAATTGAAATAAATGCAAAGATGTCTAAAAGAGCGGAAGAGACTGAAAAACAGGCACTTGCTTTGGGTTGGAGATTTTATGATATTTATAAGGATTTACATGCTATATCGATTGAAATAATTAAAAAGTATGCAACTATATATCACGAATCTACGGGAAACAATTATTGTACTAAAAAATCTGAGAACAAAATTGGGCGACCTTTTTGGGAATGTGGGTTTGGAATTCTCCTAGATAAAAAGCTAATTGATGAAAAAATATCATATTTAAATGATAGTCCCAACAATGGTTTCAATTTTATTCACACTGAAGACGGTAGGATATTGTACTCGATAACAATTTATCCTGATGACTTAACGGACATTTCCATTAAGGATTTACTCTATGAGATTAATAGTATATCAATTGAAAATATAGAAAATGCAAGTAGTTTATTAAAACAGAAAGTGGAAATATGTAAAGATATTAATAAAATTATCAAAAAGAGTATGAGAAGAGCGAGAGACCCACATACATTCATTGAAACCATTGGGGGTGCTTTCCTAGATATCTTCAAAATCTAATATTTCGATAGCTCTCATTATGAGGGCTATTTTTATGCGTATTTTTAGAAAGGAAGTGATACTTTGCAGATAACCGAAAGTCTTATAAAGCAGTGCTTGACTGAGTTGGAGAGTAACTCAAGTATCAAGCAGAAGTATAAAGATTATTATGAGGGAGACCACAGCATACTTAAGGATTATGACATGCAGGACAGCAGAAGTAACCGAAAGCTTATATTCAACTTCCCTCGTAAGTTTGTAGATAATGAAACAGGCTACCTTCTCGGAAAGCCTGTTAATTTTGTATCCAAAAGCGATGATAAAAGCATCATTGACTGCATTGACAGGAACAGCAGCCATTGGGACAAGGAGCATAATATTTCTCTACGAAAGCAAAGCGAAATTTTCGGTGAGAGCTATGAGTTAAATTATGTCAATACCGATGGAGAATTCTGTGCAACAATTCTGACACCATTGGAGTGCTATGTGTTAGAGGATGGGACAGCTGAAAGGAATGTTCTGCTGGCAATACACAAATTCAAAAGAAGGTTTGATGATATTGAATACCTTGATGTTTATACTGATGCAGAAATACTACATTATAAGCTGGTAGAGGATTCTGAAATTGAACTTGTCGGAAAACACAATCATATATTCGGAAGAGTTCCTGTAATTGTGTGTCCTGCCAACAGCGAACGTAAAAGCGGATTTGAAGATTTGATAAGCCTTTTTGACTCATACAATGCTTTGAATTCGGACTTGGTCAATGAAATCGCCGACCACCGCAATGCTTATCTCATTATTGAAAATGCAAAAATTGAAGAAGAGGATTTGCTCAAGATGAAGCAGATGGGTATCATCCAAGTACCAAAGGGTGGAGCGGTAAAGTGGCTTACAAAAGATATTAATGATTCCTTTGTAAAAAATGAACTTGAGAATATTGAACGTAAAATCTATGACATGATGGATGAAGTAAATTTCAATGAGAACTGGGCATCCAATACATCTTCGCTGGCTCTTAGGAATAAGCTGCTAAACCTTGAAAACAGAGTATCAATGCGACAGGCTTTTATGGAAAAAGTAATCAAAGAAAGGCTGAAGAATCTGTTTATATATATCCGCAAGAAAGAAGGAAAGGTCTTTGATTATAGGGATGTGGCAGTTAAGTTCACCAGAAACCTTCCTACAGACCTTGTTGGACTGGCAGATGTAATTGTAAAACTTAAAGATGTCTGCTCACAGGAAACACTGCTTACATTGCTGCCATTCATTGAGAATCCAGCAGTAGAGTTGCAGAAATATTTAAAGGAAAAGGCTAATTCCGTTGAAGGGAGTGATTTAGAAAAAACATCAATTGAAACCGCAGTAATAAGAAACTAAAAATATGCGTTCTTAGTTCCTTTAGAGTTAAGAGGGCGAAATAATAAGGAGGATTTTTATTATGACATTTGAAGAAGTAAAAGAGTTTTTAGAAAGTGAAGCTGGAAAAGCTTCAGAAGTAACAGCATATTTGCAGGGGTTAAATCCATTGACTGTTGCAAGGGTGCAGGAATATATCGATAAAACGCCTGAAGGAAAATCATGGGCTGATTCTGTAAAGGATAAGCATTTACAGAAAGGACTTGAGACATGGAAAGCAAATAATCTGGAATCACTTCTCAACGATGAAATTAAGAAGAGATTTCCTGAAAAGGATGAAAAGGAACTTGAGGTTGAAAAGCTGAGAGCCGAGATTGAAAAGATGAAGCAGGAAAAGCTGAGAGAAACTCTCACTAATAAAGCCATCAAAATAGCAAATGAGAAGAATCTGCCGATTGAATTGGTGGATTTTTTTATTGGTGCAGATGATCAAGCCACTGTTTCAAATGTTAAGGTTCTGGAGGATACCTTTGGGCAGTACGTACAGAAAATGGTTGAGCAAAGGCTCAAGGGTGATGGCTATGTCCCACCAAAGGATAATGATGGAAGGCAGAGCAACTTAGAAAGTCTGTCTATGGAAGAATATATCAAAGCGAGAAGCAAATAAAAATTGAAAGGATATGGTGATTTATTATGGGAAACACAATTTTAACTCCATCTATTATAGCAAAGGAAGCGTTGATGCAATTAAGAAATAATACGGTAATGGCAAGTCTGGTACATAGGGATTATTCACAGGAATTTGTTGCTGGAGTGGGTAATACAGTTACAATCAGAAAACCAGCTACTTTTGAAGCACAGGAATTCAATAGAAGTACAGGTATTCAAATTCAGGATGCTACTGAAGGTTCTGAATCTGTGGTATTGGATAAGCTTTTGGATGTATCCTTTGAGGTAACATCTGAACAGCTTACTATGGATATAAGGGATTTCAGTGAACAATTGCTGATTCCAGCAATGCAGGGTTTTGCTAACAAAATTGACCAGTATTTATTGGGTCTCTATAATGAGATTCCTTTTAACTTCGGTACAGCAGGAAGCACTCCTTCCGAAATTAGCGATATAACTGGTGCAAGGAAAGTATTAAATGATAATAAAGTACCTTTTGCTAACAGAAATCTTGTTGTTGATACTGCTGCGGAAGATAAATTTCTGCAATTGGCTACATTCCATGAAGCAGATAAAGTAGGTGATGATGGTACTGCATTAAGAGAAGCTTCTCTTGGTAGAAAGTTCGGATTCAATATCTTCATGGATCAGAATGTTAAGAAGCATACCAAGGGTACTTTGACAGGAGACGAAGGGACAATCAAAGTAAAAGGTGCTGTCAGTGCTGGTGCAACTCAAATTGTGATTGACGGTGCAAACCTTACTGGAACCCTTGTCAAAGGTGATGTTATAGCAATTAGCGGTAAATCTTATGTAGTAACCGAAAATGCAACAGCTGCAGCCAACGAAATTGCTGTAAAACTTTATCCTGAAACAACGGAAATTGCAAATGATACAGAAGTTGCTATTGTATCAACACATACAGCAAATCTTGCATTCCATAAAAATGCTTTTGCATTGGTAAGCAGACCGCTGGCATTGCCAAGAGGGTTGAGTTCCGAGCAGAAGGCAATTGTAAACTATGATGGATTTGGTTTAAGAGTTATTTATGATTACAATAGCCAGTACAAGAAGGATGTTATTTCAATTGATATGCTTTGCGGAGTAAAGACTTTAAGTCCAGAACTTGCTTGTAGACTATTGGGATAATAATTAAAACTGGGGGTGTACCGTTTGGTGCATCCCCTTTTAAATTTAAGGATGGTGAGGTTTTTGAAATGTCCATTTTGCAATATTGAATACAATTCTCCCGAAACATTTAATGTCCATATTCAAGGTTGCTACTATAAGGAGTGCCCTATACCAGTACAAACAGACTTTGAATTACTGACGTATCAGGAATTGAAGGATATGGCTCTTTCAAAGGGTATTAAGGCAGGAAGTATGAAAAAGACAGAAATTATCAAAGCACTAAAAGAAACGGAGGTATGATATCATGCTTGAGACCGTAAAAATGTTACTTGGGATAGATGTAGCAGATACATCAAAGGATATGATTTTGAATCACTTTATAAATCAGGCAATAAGACTTGCATTGTCTTATTGCAATGTATACGAATTGTCTGCCGAATATGATGGAGCAGTTGCTGATTTGGCTGTATTTCTTTATAAAAACAAGGATAGTGTCGGCTATAAGCAGAAGACAGAGGGAGAGAGAAGTGTAACATATGAAGGTGGAGGAATTCCAGAGAATATAAAATCAGCATTGCCGCTACCTAAAATTAAGGTCGGGTGTGAGTGATGTTTAATGATACATTAGTAAAAATATATTCAAGCCCTAATTGGCTTTCTTATATTAAATCCATCTATGCAGATTTTCAGCCTTATACCAAAAGCATAGTATTTGAGGATGGCTTCCAAATTGATATCACAAACAGGATATTTTGTGATATTGATAGTTCAATTAATAAAAACAGCTACATGGAAATTGATAATGAAAAGTATAAAGTTATGGATTTGAAGAAATGGGATAATTATTTGGAAGTTTACCTGTACAAGTTAAAAAGGCAGGTGTAGGTTATTATGCAGGATATAGATGAAATGATAGATTTTTTTCTTTATGAAAAAGGTGAATATATCAAAATCAATGGTGTAGACCAAATTGGAATAATAATGGATGCAGTTGACAAACTGACTTATTATGATGATAAGATTATTCGCTGCAAATGCCAGATAAAAACAGGTGATATTGTTGAATATAACAATTTAAAATATATCATTATCAGCCAGATTGATAAGGAAGAAAACTCGTTTAAAGCAAGGATTAGAAAATGCAGCTACAGAATAGCTTTTAACTGGTCTGGTAATATCAAATGGTTCGACTGTATTGAAGAAAGTAAAGTTTTTGATGTTTCAACGGGGACATATATATCTGTAGCTTCAGGGAATATTTATATAACCGTACAGTACAATGCGGATACAAGAAATATCGCTTTGAATAACAGATTCTATGTTACCAACCAACCTTTCAAAATTACTGGCATTGATAAATCTCAAGAAGGACTTATAAAATTTAACTGTGCATTGGATTCTATAAGTACATCCTATGACGATGTTGAAAATAACATAGCTGACAGATGGCGTTATGAAACAGGTCATACCTATACATTAACAATAAATAACGGAGACACAGCAAATGTACTTGTTAACAATGTTTTTCAGTTAAATGTGTCGGCAACTGACAATGGCTCTGCAATTGCTAATCCTGTGATTACCTATACGAGCAGTGATCCTAATGTTGTAAGTGTTGACAACACAGGAAAAGTAATGGGTATTTCGCTTGGGCAGGCTTTGATAACTGCAAAACTTACTTACCATGATACGATTTCAGATTCCATTACAATAACATCAGTAGAGACATTAACGCATAGTTATACAATAAGCATTTCTGGCAGCAGTACTATAAAAATAGGGCAGAGCCAGTCTTATGTAGCACATATTTATGACAATGGTGCGGAAGTTTTTGATAAATCTGTAGTTTGGAGTGTTAGAAATCAAGATGGAACTACTTCCCCAGCTTATTCCACAATTACAGCAAGTACAGGAAATAGTGCCACAATTAAAGCCAATAGTAGCAGTACTTATATTAATAGATATACTGTTCTAAAAGCTACACTGTCAGATGATTCGACAGTATTTAAAGAATTCTCAGTACAATTAAAATCACTATTCTAAATCAATGGCAGGCTTGAGGGCTTGCCTTTATTTTACCACTTTTCTGAAAGGAGCATGTTTATGAGCAAAACACCAAATGTAGAATATTTGCTCAGTGTTCATTATCTCAAGAAGTTGAGAGAAAAGGGGTTCATAACATACGAGCAATATGATGAAATCGATAGATTAAACAGAATTTCATTTTTAAAGGGTCAAGGGCAAAAATCTGCCTAAGACCCTTATTTTAACTTTACTTATTGCCACACTGATTATATCATGTGTGTACCCAAGTGCTATATTTAAAAAAGGAAGGAGATTCTTATGGCAAATGCAATAAAAAAGGTTCAAGTATTACAGCCAATTCAAAGACAGGAGAATTCTGAAAACGCAATAAACACAGCAAAGAGGAGAGTTTGTGCATACTGTAGGGTGAGCACTGATTCCGATGAACAAATGGAGAGCTACAATGCTCAGGTTAGTGAATACAAGAAAAAGATTGCTGAAAATCCAGAGTGGAAATTCGTTGACATATATGCCGATGCTGGAATAAGCGGAACAAATGTTAAGCACAGACTTGCATTTAATAGAATGATTAAAGATTGCCAAAACGGGTTGATAGACCTTGTTATTACAAAGTCCATTTCCAGATTTGCAAGAAATACAGTGGATTGTCTGAAGCATGTAAGGGAATTGAAAAATATTGGAGTTGAAGTATTCTTCGAAAAAGAAAATATATATTCCTTTGACTCAAAAATGGAATTGGTTCTGACCATGCTAAGTTCTATAGCCCAAGAGGAAAGCCGAAATATTTCTGAGAACACAAAATGGGGACTAAGAAAACGCTTCAGGGATGGGGTTACAATTTGCAATACAGAAAGGTTTCTTGGTTATGATAAAGATGAAAATGGCAATCTTGTGATTAATGTGGAGCAAGCTGAAATAGTAAGAAGGATTTTCAGAGAATACCTCGATGGTAAAGGGTATGCTGCCATAGCGAGAGGACTTGAAGCCGATGGAATTAAAACCATAGCTGGTAAATCAAAATGGTGGGATTCCAGCATTAGAGGAATTCTTGAAAATGAAAAGTATTATGGAGAGCTTCTTTTGCAAAAAACTGTGACAGTTGATTACCTGACCAAGAAAAGAGTTGATAATGATAACCTTGAACCAATGTACAGAATTGAAAATAATCACGAGCCGATTATATCGAAGGAAATGTTTGAACTTGTTCAGCAGGAACGAAAGAGACGCTTTGAAATTACAAGGGGCAGAAATGAGGACAGAAGAAAGTATACCAATAAATATGGTTTCAGTGGAAAGTTGTACTGTGAAAAATGCGGAAAAACTTTGAAACGCAGACACTGGAACAGTGGTACTAATTCTCAAAAAATAGTATGGCAGTGTAATAGTTATATAAACGGGAAAAAGAACTGCTCCGAAAAAGCAGTTGACGATTTAACTTTAAAGAGAGCATTTATCCAACTATACAATGATATGGTTATTGATAAAGGCTCTTTCTTTAAGGTTTTCTTGGAGAATGTAGAAAAAATAATGAGTAAAGATACTATTGGAGCGGATATATCAAAAACCTCAAGTGAAATAACTCAGCTTGAGCAGGATTTAAGCGAATTGGTGCAGCTAAAGATCAGGAAGCAAATAGACGATAAATATTATAATAAGGAATATGGGAAAATTACAACAGAGCTAGAAGGTTTAAACATCAAAAGGGATGAACTTTTAAATAGGAAGCTAAATGATACAAAGCATAAGGAAAAAGTAGAATATATTAAGGAAACAATAGGCAATGGCAGTGAGCCACTTACTGAGTTTGATGATAGTTTATTTGTAGCCCTTATAGATAAGGTAATTATAAAATCACCTAAGCATTTCAATTTTGTATTTGAAAGCGGAATTGAAATGGAGGTACAGATGTAAAGGTGATAAAAAGAATTCAATTAATATAGAGTAGTAAAATATATTTGATATAATTATTTTGAAGGGGTAGGCTAGAAACCAAAATTGATTTTCGGGTTAGCCTATTTTTCTTGTTTTGTTTTCAATAATATAGGTGTTATTTGAAATCTCAAGTTTAAATCAAAGGTGCATATCACATATTTAAATAAAAATCAATAGAAATGTGAAATGAAGTATGATAAAATGAGGTGTGATTAACAAATAATAAAGGAGAAATACAGCATGATGAAAAAGGAAATCTATCTTAAAAATGTGGCTGAAAGTCTTGCATTGCTAAGTAAACAAGTTGAGTTGTTAAATGCTGTAAATCTTTATGATATAAATATTATTGCTGAGGATTTTTTTACGGAATTACTAAATTTAATATTTGGTTATAAACTGAAAAATGTGAATGTTGTAGAAAAGAATGCACCTGCTATTGATTTAATAGATGAAGAGAATAAAATTTCAATTCAAGTAACTTCAGATAATTCTAGTACTAAAATAAAACATACAATTCATGAATATATTGATAATAAGGCATATGAAAAGTATGATAGGTTAATAGTACTAATTTTGACAAGAAAAAAGAAATATTCTAAACCCTTTGATACTAATAATACATTTATATTTAATAAGGAAAGCGATATTTTAGACGTAAAAGATTTGGTTAAATTTGTAAGAGGGTTAGAAATAGAAAAAATAAGATCAATTAACGATTTCTTAGGAAGAGAACTATGTGACAAGGTTTATTCAGTAAAAGAAACTCAAGCTAATGAAATAGATACAATTATAGATTTAATTGAGTACATATCTAAGCATAAGGAAGTTAAAAAGAAAATTGATGTAGAAATTGATCCTGAATATAAAATATTTAAAAGATTTAAGGATTTTGCTGAAAGACTGATATCAGAATATACTACATTGTATACTCTGTATGGCGATTCTATTGTGACAATTAATGAGACTTTAGGAATAGATGAAGCACAAGATATTATAACCATGTTATATTTACAGGATATCAGTATGCAGTTTCTAGATGAAACAAACGATAATCCAATTAAGGCATTAAATAAGCTGGTTGACTATTTTGAAGATAAGCTTAGTGTGAATGGAAAGAAATATGATAGGGCAGCTATTAAGTTCTATCTAGTAAATGAAATGATAAAGTGTAGAGTATTTCCAAATGAAAGGAATGAGTATAATGGTAGCAAATAGTAATAGCGTTAAATCATCTGCAATGTATATTGGTTACCTTATACTTAAGGAACTTAAGGAGAAGAATTCAGAAAAGGTATCCATATATGATGTTTCAAAAGTTCTTAAGAAGAAAGGAATAAGTAGTAGTAGACAATTGGTGTTAGGTCTTTCTTTCCTATACTCTGTTGATATAGTAGAGTTTGAGGAGGCGAATGTATGGATAAAGAAATAAACAGGATTCGCATTAACAAACTATATTCAGAAAATAATATTTTTGATGAAATAGAATTTCATGATGGCGTAAATATTATTCTGGGTGAAAAATATGATAACTCAATAATTAAAGGAAGAAAAACAAATGGTGTAGGAAAATCTATGAGCATTGAATTTTTGGATTTTTGTTTATTGAGTGATTATGAGAAGTGCAGAATTTATAAAATACCTAAAGATGTAGTACCTTTAGAAGAAGAAATAATGTTAGATTTAGAAATTGGGAAAGAGGAAATTACGATAAAGAGAAGCCGAAAAGACTCTGAACAACCAGTCATTATAAGAAATGGGAAAAAAGTTTCTTTTGAAAAATTAGATGACGCACGAAATTACCTGGCAGAATTAATTTTTGCAAAATTAGATGGAAACAGTGTACCGAGTTTTAGAAACTTGTTTTCAATACTTATGAGAGATGAACGTTCGGAATTTACTGACATATTAAAATGTCATGATTTATCAAAGCGTGTCCCAGATGATTTGACAGCTCATTTATTCATACTTGGAATGTCTATTGGGGCTTATAGAAAAAGTGTTAAGACAATTAAGGAAATTGAAAGTATAACAACTGTTATATCAAAAAATAAGAAAGAGTTAACTAATAATGGACAAAAAAAAATAGCTGATGTAAAGGCAGAATTAAATTCACTAGACGATGAATTAGACAAGATGGAAGCTGCTATTGAAAGTTTTAAAAGCAATGAAGCATTTTATTCAATGCAATCAGACCTTTTAGAACTAGAAAAACTACTTGAGCAACTAAGAAAAAAGCAAAAGGCATTAAGGTATGATTATGATAAAATTAAAAGAATGCCTAAGCCTGAAGCAATAGATGACAGTGAGATTGAACTAGTATACAATCAATTTAAGAATGATTTAGGCAGTGCTATTGTTAAGTCTCTCAATGAAGTGGTTGGTTTTAAGAATAAGGTTGAAGAATTTCAACGTATGTTGGTGAACCAGAAAGCAAAAGAATTAGAAATGCAACTGAATGATATTGCAGAGCGAATTAGAATTTTAGATGATGAATATTCGGAAAAAATGAAAATTATTGATAAGAAAGGTATATTAAAGAATTTAAAAGCAAGTTTAAAAATTTATGAAAGCAAAAAGGATTCTTGTGCTCATACAAAGTTTCTTTTCGAGCAGTATGAAAAAAATGAGAAAACAAAGAAAACACTAAAACTGCGTAAAACACAAGAAATACTGGAAATAGATACGATTCTAGAAGAAAAAGAAGCTGTCATAAATAAGTTTATTAATACATTACTCGAGATTCATGAGTCTATTATGGGAAATAAGGAATGCTCATTTACAATTGAGACGATAGATAATGCTAGAAGTAAAATACCAGCTAAAATTAGTATGAGAATATATGATGATGGTAGTAGAAGTGTAAATAGAACTAAAGTATTTATCTATGACATGGCACTGCTATTTAATGAAAATACAAGGTTGAGACATCCATTATTTTTAGTACATGATAATATTTTTGACGTTGATCAAGATACATTAGTTCAATGTCTAAATTACTTAAATAAACAGGAAGAAAAGTATCAGGATTTTCAATATATTTTAACTCTAAATAGAGATAAAATAGAAAATGAAGAACGTATGAAATTAATAAAAATGGATATTGATAACCATAGAGTAGCTACGTATACAAAAGAGAACAAGTTCTTAAAAAAGGACTATCAAGAAGTGTAATAATAGAGTCATCAGATTTGATGGCTTTATTATTTACATATAGCAGTCGACAGCGACCGACCCACGTTGAGTGCGTAGTATTGATGTCAAGGGTTGAGAAATAGGGGTATTCAAAACACTGATAAATAAAGGGTTTCCAAGGTTGGATGATTTTCTGCCTGATGTCTGGCAGTGCCTTTTAACCTTGGAAATCCTTATTTTTGTTTATGAGGAAATAGGTCAACTGTAAAAAATGTGTGTAGGGTTGAGTTGACAGGTTAGATAAATTCATAGGGTTGAGGAGATAGGATAGATGTATAAAAAACAGGCTTAGAGGGTAAAGTCTGTATTTTGACTTTTACATATAAATATTTGAGAAATCAAAATAACTATTGAAAAGTCGAAAGTAGTGTGATATAATTAATAATCGTATGACTTTACCATGTAAACGAGAGGTGCAAAATGGGAGTTAACTATAAAAAACTCTGGAAGAGACTGATAGATGAAGAGTTATGTGTATCGGATTTGCATCTTGCCACTGGCATTGCCCCTAGTACATTTTCCAAGATGCGTAAAAATGAATACGTCTCTCTTGATGTACTGGTGCGTATTTGTAATGAGTTAAATTGCCAGTTGAGTGAGATTGTTGAGGTTGAGCTCGACAATCGGTCATAAGTACAACAACAAAATTTAAAGCAGAGGAAATGAGTTATGGCTGATTCTATATTATATAATGAAGACTGTATACGTTCTATGAAGCGTCTCGCTAATGGTTCTATAGACCTTATATTAACTGATCCACCATATAACTTAGGTAATTTTATGAAAGGTAGAGATACAAACCTAAAAAAGATGCGTGATAACTTTTTTGGTGATGCTGGTTGGGACGATTTAAGTTTTGAGGATTGGGAAAAATCAATGGATAACTTTTTCGAAGAATCCGTTCGAGTGCTTAAAAAGGGTGGAGCTATGATTGTATTCATGGCTATTATTAAGGTAGAGAGTATTATTAAAATAGCAGAACGACATGGACTATATTATAAGACTACTGGTATTTGGCATAAATTAAATCCTATGCCACGTAACATGAATCTACATTTTGTTAATTCGACTGAAGCGTGGATTTATTTTACATATAAGAAGAGAACAGGCACATTTAATAATGACGGCAAGGTGCTACATGACTTTATTGAAACAGGTGTTGCGGCAAACGGAGAAAGAAAGTTTGGTAAACATCCAACGCAAAAACCAGTACAATTGATGGAGTTTTTTGTTAAAGTGCTAACCAATGAAGGAGAGACAGTTCTAGATCCTTTTATGGGTAGCGGTAGTGTGGGCGTGGCTGCCAAAAAAAACAATAGAAATTTCATCGGTGTAGAAATAAATGAAAATTATTTTCAAATTGCTACACGGCGTATTCAAGAGGTGAAAGAATGAAGCCGACAGTGATTGATTTGTTTGCGGGTGTTGGTGGTCTTTCACTTGGGTTTGAAATGGCCGGATTTAACGTTGTGCTCGCAAACGAATATGATGAGTCTATAGCTAAAGCATATGAATTAAATCATCCAGGTACAAAAATGATTGTTGAGGATATTACAAAATTACCTATTGAAAAAACATTTTATGAGTATCGTAAAAAGGTGGACGTTATTATTGGGGGACCACCATGTCAAGGCTTCTCCCAGAAAGGACAAAGAAAGACCATCAATGACGAACGGAATTTTTTGTTTAAATACTTTGTAGCTGTTGTTGATTTTGTCCGCCCTAGATACTTTATAATGGAAAATGTACCGAATCTTCTAACTGCTGAGAATGGCTATTTTAAGGAAGAAATTATTGAGTTATTTGAGGGGTTAGGGTATAAGTTGTCAAGTGACACACTTAATGCCGCTGATTATGGTGTTCCTCAAAACAGAAGGAGAGCTGTAATTATTGGTAAACAAGGGAATTCTGCAATAGAAATGCCTAAACCGCTTAATTATAAAGTTACAATTTGGGATGCGATCAGTGATCTTGCGTACTTAAATTCAGGTGAAGGTGTAGAATGTGATATATATAGGTACCCGCCGCAAAGTGAATATCAACGTATGATGCGCGAAGGTAGCTACCATCTGTATAATCATAAAGCGACCAAACATTCAGATCTGGCAATAGAGAGACTAAAAATGATTCCTCCAAATAAAGGTAAAGAAGTATTACCTGAGGAACATTTAACTAAATCAATCTATAGTGGAACTTGGACTAGAATGGTCAAGGATGAGGTTTCTGTAACTATAACAACTAGATTTGACACTCCTTCTTCTGGTAAATTCACTCATCCATTTTTACATCGAGCAATAACTGTGCGAGAGGCTGCAAGAATTCAATCGTTTCCTGATACATTTCGTTTTATCGGCACAAAAGGTTCACAGATGAAACAAGTTGGAAATGCTGTTCCGCCATTGCTTGCTAAAGCTATTGCAACGGTTGTTATGAATGATATAACAGGAGGATAAAAAAATGTTGAGACCAGATAATATGGTGAAATATCCTGAAGTAGATTTAAAACTGGGTATTAAATCTTCTTTACCAAGTGTAAAGGCTACCTTGGGATTATTAATGATGTTTTGGAAAGCATCAAATAATCCAGATGAACTTGCATATTCGAAAGCGGCAGGTAATTCAATAGAAGTTTCAGATGATCTAGGTGCTAGATTGATTGAAAAGTATAGCCCTATTTATTCTTCTGTTGGAATTTCTGATGAACAATTTCTTGAACGTGTGAATGATAACCAGTTGTTCAAATCACAACTAGAGTCATTGATTGTTGCCTTTGAATTGATTTGGCGAGTTGCAAAAATTAAGTTTGACAACGATATGCCTGCATCATCTGAGAGAACTGGTGGTAGAAGGTATCCAAAAACGCTCTTATTCACAAAAAATATGGATATTCTTGATGCAGTACTATCTTCTGATGATGAACAGTATTCAAAAGTTCTCTTGTCATGGATAGGCTTTAATATTACAGTTGAATCTAAATTTGAAGCTACTTTGTTACAGTTGCTTGTTTATATATCCGAGGAAGCGGTTTACAAACTAGCTGATGGTGAGCAAGATATCATTTTTAATATGAATAGTGTATATTTGAAGTTGCTTGAAGAGCAAGATTCTGCAGTAGATATTAATGATAGTAAAGAAGCAAAGGGTTCGCTTCGTATATTAAAATCTGCACTTTCAGACAAATTAAATCCATTTTTGACATATAGCAATGCCAACGGAGTTGCTATTAAAGATGGATTAGAAGATAAGTTGAGAGCATATCAGAAAAGGGTCGATGCATATCTTAGTTTATCAAATACGAAATATGTTTTAGAGCCAGAGGTTGTTGACACAGAAAATTTATACACTCAGGAAGGATTAAATGAATATGCTCACGAAGTAGCAAGGGAGACGGGGGGTAGGAATATACTTCTTTATGGTGTGCCAGGTTCCGGAAAAAGTTATACAATAGAGACTAATTACTGTAATGACTTTAGTTTAATGGAACGAGTGGTCTTTCATCCAGACTATATGAATACTGATTTTGTAGGACAGATTCTACCAACCGTTAAAGGTGAGGGTGACGAAAAAGAAATAACTTACGATTTCACACCTGGACCTTTTACTAGGGTACTTAAGAAGGCAATAAATGACCCAGGGAAACATTACTATTTAGTGATAGAAGAAATAAATAGAGGTAATGCTCCTGCAATTTTTGGAGAAATATTTCAACTGTTAGATAGGGAATCTGATGGGACAAGTTCTTATAAAATAACAAATTATAATATTGCAAGTGAAGTATTTGGAAATAAAGAAACTCCAGTTTTCATACCATCAAATCTAAGTATTCTAGCAACAATGAATACTGCAGATCAAAATGTGTTCACTTTAGATACAGCATTCCAGAGACGATGGGATATGAAAATGATAGAAAACGATGTAACAAAAGCAGAACATGCTAAAACAAAAATTTTAGATACCACAGTAACTTGGGAGAAATTCAATACAGTTGTTAATGAACAAATAATTACTAGTGGAGCTACTACTTTATCATCTGAAGATAAACGCTTAGGATCGTATTTCGTAACAGAAGATGTCCTAAAATATTTTACTATGGAAACAGATAAAAACGAAATAGCAGAGAAATATAACATCGATCTTGAAAATGGTCAGGAACTAGAAAGAAAGATTAAAGATTTAAACTCTAGGTTTGGGGATAAAGTTATTAAATATCTGTGGGATGATGTGTTCAAATTTAGCAGAGATGATTTATTTGAGTCAACCTATAAGAGTTTAGAGAAAGTATTATACGACTTTAACAGATATGACGGCGATAGAAGATTCGATATTTTCAAACAAGATATTAAAGACAACTTATTCTCAGGAAATAATATAGAGGAAACTAGAAATGAGTAATGAATTTAAAGAGGTCATTTTATCTAAGTCTTTAAGTGAATACTGTAGAAATGCTACAAATCAAGAGGGAGATACATTTGTTGGAATAAAATCCGAAATTGTAGGTGATAAGCATGAAATAAGTGTCCACTTTCCGATAGGTTATAAAATATCTGAAAAGGAAGAAGATGTACGAGATGAGATTTTAGACCTATTTAGTGTGCTACAGGCATATAACGATAAACAATCCAGAGTTTCTCAGATTACAGCCAACCAAGTTCTAAAAACTGTGAGGTTTCCTGTTCAAGCTTATCTTAGAGTTATTCATTATTATTTGCAGCATGATTACTATAAAGAGAACGAGGAAGTATATGTGCCAGGCATGTCTGGCCCTGTTAACATGAGAGAAACCATAAGCAAAATAAGGCCTATAGTCCAAAAGTCTGGATTTGTATTTCCTAATTTAATGATACGAAAAAATAATGATACAGATAAGCACTTAATAACTGAAATTAATAAGTTTTGTGTTTATGAAAGTTTCATAAAACTAGGATGGATCTATAAATATAAACTTCCCCAACCAGCTAAGGTGAAAAATCCCAATTTAAAAGTGTATAAAAGTATATTGCAACAAAAATTAGAGCAGGCTAACAACGATACTATTAAGCAATTATTTCAAAGTATGCTAGCTATAATTGATTTTAGAAATAGCGCAGATGATCCAGAAGAGTTTTATTTTGGAACTAATAATTTTGAGTATATATGGGAGAAGCTGATTGATGAAACTTACGGTATACGTAACAAAAATGATTATTTTCCGAAAACAAGCTGGAGGTTAAATTTTGGTGAAAGATATAATCCGGCACTAGAACCAGATAGTATCATGATAACTAAAGACCACATATGTGTGCTAGATGCAAAATATTATAAATATGGCCAATCAGGAAAGCATAGTGATTTGCCAAGATCAACCGATATCAATAAACAGATAACTTATGCTGAATATATAGCCGAAAACAGTAAATTTAAGAAAGAACGTGACGAAGGTAAAGTTGTATTAAATGCATTTCTTATGCCTTTTAGCAAAGTTAGTAATATTTTTGGTACCAGCGATAATTACTTCTCTATAGGAGAGGCAGTAGCAGAATGGAAAGATTCCACTAAGGATTATGAACGTGTTCAAGGTATACTTGTAGATGTAAAAACATTAATTGCAAATTCCACTAGGCCTAATAGGCAAGAGATTAAGAATCTATCAAAAGCGATTGAAGAAAGTCTAAAAAAGAATAAAAGAAAAGGGAGTGAAAGATGAGATGTATCAATCACTCCCTTTTTTTATGTTTATAATTTCTCTGTGAAACAGCATTAGTGCAATAAACACAACAATATTTTTTTATTGAATTGGTTCTTGAGACAAGAAAAAACTGGCCACAATTAATATTTTGACATGCCCTATAAGATTCTTGTCTCGAGTCTAAGTAAAATAAAGAAAGGTACATTGCGGAGAGCAAAGAGGGGAGGTTCCAATTGGGTTGCATGGTTTCTACATTATAAACGGGTCTAATTTCTGACAAATGATAGTTAAGTTCTCTTTCAATTAAGAACTTAGATATTTTACCTAAGGCTTCAGTCAAAATCATGGATTCTTTTGCTTCTAGTTTGGTATAGCATTCATCGTGGAAAAGCATGTCTAAAGATACAAATCCCAGATTGATTAGAGATACCTGTTGAATAAAATGAAATAGAAACTCTATGATTAACCTTTCGTTATTGGTAAAAATAGGAGAGTCTTTTATTACATATGCTTTAAATATTTGCCTAGCAAATTCTAAATCTTGTTGGTCATCTTCTAAAAACTCATCATAATCATATACATTTATGTCATGGTAGCCGTTTTCTGAAATAGAGTCTTTAACCCTATAAACTATGTCATTCCCCCCATCACTCTTTGGTATATGAACTATATTATCTCCTTCCATCAAATTGACTTTAGTAGCACTTTTAATTTTATTTAGTAGTGCATTGTCAATTGAAGTATATACAGTTTCACCGTTAATTTTTATTTCTCGATTTTCTTTAAGCAATAAATACAGCACTGAATTTAAGAATTTCTTGTAATTGATTTTTCTGGAGTCCTGGGCATTTAATAAGTTTATTAAGGCTTCAAGATTATCCTTCAAATAGATTATATCATCTATATTTACATTAACATATTGGTCATAACCACTTAAGTCAAATAAAAACCCATACTTATTAAAAAACGACATGACAGAGTTTATGTCGTTTTTCTTTATGCCCAAAAATTCGCCTAGAATATTATTTTTATAGTTAACTCGTTGCTTTTTTATTTCTTTTAAGCCCTCGCCATAGATATAAGCAGCTCTAAAGTTTTGTGAAATATCATTTCTAATTACCAAGCTTTTAGTTTTATATCCTGTGTGTAAGTCAACTGTCTCATTGTAATCAGTGATACATTTGTAGCTTTCAAAAACAAATGCACTTTTAAAGGTATCAGTTATGGTCATGAATATATCCTCCAAATAATAATGGGAAAATTTATAATATCTAATTACTACTAGTAAATTATACCACAAATAAATTATAAAAGTAATTACTTAAAAAATGAGTAATGAGAAATATAGAATATTCTAACAGTAGACAAAAAAATGAGAGAATATTTCCAGAAAGAAAACACGGGACAACTCCCCATTTGTTCTTTCTAAATTGAGATAGTTTTTATCTCTAAAAAAATATCGAATGCCTGATTTGCAATAAGGGCAGAG